TTAAAGCCCAAGCCGGGAATTCAACATAGAAACCTGGTCGCCGTTCATTTCTTCTATCCATGTACTATAAACGTCGTACACCATTTGCGCGTTTTCATGCCCCATCTGATTGGCTATAAAAGACGGGTTTGCGCCAGCCGTCAGGAGCCAGCAGGCAAAAGTATGCCGCGTATGGTACGGATTCCTGCGTCGAATGCCAGCGCGTTTTACTGCAGCTTCCCATCTGCTGCCTATACTGCTGTGCGAGTAGCAGGGTTTTTGCTCGCCTTTCCGTCTCCGCGGCATGAAAACAAATCGCAAATTCTGTTCCTCGCTTGAGCCGTATTCCCTGTGGTGAAACGTGATAGTGGATACCGGATGTCCAGCTGTCAGTTCATGCTGCGCTTTAAGCGCGTCCAGGGCAGGGCCGAGCAATTGTATCATCCGGTTTCCTGCTGCTGTTTTTGGTGGGCCGAACATGCCGTTTGCTGTCAGATTCCGGCGAACGTGTATCACGCCCTTATCCAGATCGACATCTTCCCATGCCAGAGCCGCCAGCTCACCATGCCGCACACCAGAATAGACGGCGAATTTCCACATGTTCTGGCTTTGGCCTCGTTCACTTGCCATGAGGGCTGTAAATTCCTCTCTTGTAAGTGGGTCAGGCTTAACCCTTGTTTTACGTAGGCTTTTTACGCTCTCAAATGGTTTATGTTGGATAAAACCCGACATGTACGCAAAATTAAGAATAGAGCACAGTAAAGAAACATAATTGTTGACAGTCGAAACTGTTCTGCCTTTTTTATTTTTACGCTTGTTTTTTGAATAGAAGGTTTCTCCTGTTAGCAATTCGTTTCTACAATTAAGAACGTCACTATATCCAATAGCAGTGAGCATAGTGTTTCCGTTCATAATTTTTATTATTGTATCAACCTGGGATTTTGTTTTCTTTAGAGTATTGGCGCTGATTTCAGTTTCTTTAATTTTAAGCCATAGTTCACACAGTTCATGAAATGTGCTCACATGTAACGTGGTGTTAATCGCTACTGCCTTTTTGGATGAGGGGAATCGACGCCCGTAATCAAATTCCCCCATGTTTATTTCGCTGGTAATTATCGCTCTTAAATTACCAGCTTTTTTTATGTTTGCGGGGCTTACAATCCACCCCTTTAACACTTCGCGGCAGCGCTTACCTTTATACATAAACCAGACGCATATTCTGTTACCACGAATCTCCACGCCTGTAGGTAGTGTTGCCATTTACGAATCCCGGATGAATTTATTAATTTCCGGATAGTTGTACCAGGTAGTCCCGCGCAAAGTTTTTTCGCCAGAAGGGGAAACTCTTTTGAAGTGAACGCCTTCTATCCAGGCTCCTTGCCGGTAACTTTCAATCTGCCGGGCTCCAAGGCCAGTTCGTGCCATCAGAGCCTTTTCAACCATCCACTCTTCATTAAAAATGATCTGCGCCATATAAACCTCTCTGGCGACATGCCGAGTATAAGCATGCGCGCCGTAGTGGATTGATAATTTGTTATCAGGCGACCTGCCCGGGGAGGGCTCTCAACCGGCGCATGCCGGTCATAGCCGTGGCCACGTAACTTGCTTTACGGTTCACCACCTCCACCCAGACCTTTACTCCTTCAATCTGCACCGTATACGTCTCTTTCATCTGGCTGCGTCCATAATCGCCGTAACGTTCTACGTGCTTAGCCAGCGCCGCATCGCACGCCTGGCGGCCCAGAGGGGAGTGTTTGCTCCGATTAATCAATCGCATATACATTCCTTAATCGGGAGAGTTTCCCCTCCCAATCTGGTTAGCCCACGTATTCCGGTTTCATGTCGTCCAGGGTGATGCGGAACTGGTCATACAGTTCATCACCGAGGTTGCGTTTCGCGCCGTTGAGAATGCCTTCTGCTTTAGCGAACAGTTCGACGGCTTCCGGTTCTCCGGGATTAGGTAGAGAGTTGATCGCGGCCTCAACTTTGTTTCGGGCGTCTACCATGAAATAACGCTGCACGGCTTTACCTTTCAGCTCGGTGAAAAGAACACTGCCCAACACAGCTTTCTCTTTATCCAGATCCGCCCTGATGGCTTTTGCTGCATCGACCGATTCGGCGCGCTCAATGCGGTCACGGAAATCATCTGCCAGGGAATCAATATTGAGAGCTGAATCCTGTGCGCTGGTGGTGATGTCTGTTCCGCTGGTGATCTCTGCCACAGACATTCTTTGCGCCGGCGCCGGGTTTATTTCTCGCTCGGTCCTTTGTTCAACTTCATCCGGGCTGTAAACACCCAGGATGACTTCCGGGCAATACAGTCGCGCCCAGTATTTGACGCCCAGATAAGCGATTTGCTGTTTCGGGTTAGAAACCCACAAAGGAGAATTACGTGTGACGACTCCAGAGAGATAAAGCGGCTCCCCCCAGGTGATTTCTGATTCACCGCGCAGAATCGCGCCGACCTGGACGAATAACCCGATTTCGTCCTCATCTGTCCAGCCTCGTACACGCTCGGTGACATTGTATTTCCCGTTTTTGCCGTGCTTTTCCCGGGAGACCTCTTGAGTCCTGGTGCAACGCTCCCAGTCGCCGCCGTAACGATAGTGAAAGCGGCCATGAATGGCGCTTGAGCTGGCGATTACCGCATTGACTAACTGGGCTTCATACCCAAGCACACCGTTTACCAGATGCGTTTTTTGCGCTACTGCGTAGGGATTCATGCCCCATTGCATCGCCTGCATAACGATCGCCATGCAATCGGCTGGTTTACCCGCGAGGTGTGCTGGTACCGTCACCTGAGAATCTGCCATCAGGTTTGCAAATGCCGTTAGCTGGCCGAGTGCCTGTACGTTAAAGATGGCGTTACTCGCAGAGATTGTGTTTGGTGCCTGCTGTTCAGCAGTGACAATGTTGGTATTTTCCATGACAGTTTCCCCTTATGCCTGTACGCGCAGCGCTTCGAGACGGCGCACATCAAAATCGTTGAGTTCTTCGGCGTAATCCTCAGTAATTGGCGCCGGCCATTCGCCAGTGTCGAAACCGTTCGCGATCGCGCGCATAGCTTTGCGGTATTCCAGCATGCCGAGTTCCAGCAGTTCTTCGGATGCCTCGATGATGGCGATCCAGTGGTAGTTCTCGTCTTTGTTGACGAATATCCAGAAGAACTGATCAAGGGCTGCGGTTTCGCAGTACATAGCCGCGCTCAGGTGGTAATCGCGCTCGATGATTTCCCGGTGCAGTTTCGCGCGTATGCCTTCCTGCTTGATGTTCCACATGCTGATGGTTTTCAGGTCTGCACCGATGCGCAGGCCGCCCATGTCTATCTCAAGGTCAGGACGCACGCGGATTTCCAGCCCGGTTTCTTCATCAATACCGAAATAGCTCACCTCGACAGCGCGGCTCGGGTGGGTCAGTAGCTTCCCGGCGGTCGGGTGATTCAGGAGTGCTTTCTGAATGGCCAGCGCAGTACTAAGCTGCTGACGGGTAACCAGCACTTTTCCTTCCGGGTTCTCGCGCCAGGCATCCAGTAGTTCGTCGGAGAATACCGCGTCAGGATTAACGGATTTCACGACCTGCATCAGGTCCACTTTGGTTCCCGACACTTTCAGCGGCTGCTCCTTCTGGGCTTCTTGCGCGACCAGGTCAGGATTAATGATTGCCAGCTGTTCCAGCAATGTATCGCGGCTGCCGCTGGTTTTAACCGGCGCGGGCAGGGTGGCGTTGTATTCTTTGATGCAGGCCTTCATTGCGGTAGCGGTTTGCTTTTGACCGTCTTCAATGCGCTGGAACTCAGCAGGCAAAGACATATAACCCTGGCCGGTTTCTTCAACTGATGTACCCAAAGGAACCTGGGCGGGCAGGGTCGCGTTGTATTCCTCCAGGAATCTCTTGATGTCATCTGCGCTGAGCAAAACCGGAAGCCCGTTGTTGTATTCGTCGATAAACGCGCGGATCGTCGCAGTCGTGGTGAAAGCGCCTTCCGGGATTTCCGGCTCGATGCTGAATTCTTTTTCCAGCTGATCAGGCTGCAGCGCCAGTGCATGCACCAGATTTCCCATATCCAGAACAGGGGAGCGTACCTTCTGGATGGTTTTGGATACGTGGCGCGCCTCGAAATACATCAGCGATACCCGGGCATCTTTAACCATCGTGGAGCTGATGCCGTTAGCGGCGTGGTAGACCTCATTTGGCACGCCTTCATATCGACCAGGCTCGAAATACTCCGGCCATGCTGGCGCTGCTTGTTCAGCCTCTTCCTCTTCATCGCTATGAGCACTCTCGGAAACCTGGCTTTTCAGCACTTCGGCGGTAAGATCCGGGCAGCGTTCAGCCAGTATTTTGCTCATGTTCACGGCAGATGTTTGCGCAGGAGGCTCATCAGCGCCTTCGTCTGCTGATACCGCATTATCATTTTCGTCTTCGACCGGCTGAGCCGTTTCCATCTGCACATTGCTGGTGGTTTCCCCGGAATTAGCTGGATGTAATTTTTCTTCTGCAGCGCGCTGGCGCGCCTGGTCCACGATAGAAAGTGCTGGTGCTGGTGCTGGTGCTGGTGATGTCTGGCTATCCATCAGACCATCAATCGAAAAAACACCATTGCCCATGTTTGAAACTTCAGGCTGTTTGGGCTTGGTCAGGTCTTCGGTTATCCACTTCGGATCCGTGGGGTCACTGATACCTTCGACATATTCGCCACGTTCGGCGGCCAGAACCTGATTAGCGTCAGGTCGTTTCTTTTGAGCTTCTTTCACAAGTTCGGTGCCAATTACCTGAAAGTCAGTTGGGAGAGTTTCCAGGTCAGGCACACCTTCATCTCCATCGATAGCCTTTTTCACAGCGTCCAGAGTGACGGCGGCAGATGAAACATGACCGGCTTTTTCAAGCGTCTCAGCAGAAGGGATGTCATGCTTATGCTCGGTCAGGTTCGCATTGATATAGGTCTGCAGGCTTACAGGGAAATGGTGAATATCGCTGGTGGCGCCACGGATAAGGGCAAAAATCGCTGCGCGGGAATAATCCAAGATGCCTGCGACCTTGCGCAGCGCTGCCGACCATTCCTTGAACGGACTTTCTTTCTTCTGGACGATCTCTTTGGCCCGGCGGTGAATAGATGCCGGGAAATTGTAGATATCGAAATCCATCGGCATTGTGGCCAGGGCTATTTCTACATCGAGCGTATCAAGGGTATGGGTGTATGAAGGATTGCGATCGGTTTTATTACCGCCGCCAGCATTAGTTCCTGCATCAGTTTTCATAACTGAAGAGATGCAGTTACCGGCAGCCCATTCCCTGGTGAGAATACCGCGGTCGATCGCGTTAGTGGCAAACCACAGCTTTGCAAACTGGATACGCTTGCCGAGCTCATGCCGTTTCCCTTCCGGGAAGACTTTTTTATTGGCACTGGTGAATTTCCAGAGCGCCGGCATATCGTATTTTTTGATTTCAGGGACATTCTCGGCGGCCAGAATCAGATCCTGGACGGCCGCATTATCAGTGTCCATTTCAAGAACTGACAGCTCCTGCCGGTGAGGCATGCTGATATGATAAACGTGACGTTCTTCGGCCATATACTGCGCCAGCAACTGAGCACGAAAGGGGAGTTCTGCCACGTTAAAAAGCGCGCTTGAATCGTCCTGGTATTCATCGCTACCGAAAGTTTCCACGGTCTCACCTTGTGCCGCGTCGCCAGTAGTATTGGCATCAACCAGCTCGCCAGTAACGGCCTCAGAGGATACTCCGGCATCATCGCCGTGATGAACATCAGCAGGCGCCTGTCCTGGCTTAAGAGTCCAGGTGCGGCCATCGTCGCCGAGCTGGTAGCGTTCGCACCATGAGTAATCGAGAACACCTTCCGCCGGCAGGTCGTTGAATACCGGGAAATCGGTGCGAATGGGTTTTTGATAGTCTTTGCCGCGACCTGTTTCGATCCCAGCGTCTTCCAGATCGACGTCGAGCTGCAGTAGAGCGCGGGCTTCTGATTTATTAGTGCGCCAGATTACGGCATCAGCTTTACCCGATTTTTGAGTCGCTTTTATCAGATAAAAATATTCCATGTGATAGCCTCTATTTTGGATGTAGAATCCCCCGGGCCATTGGTAGCGCCCATTCAGGGTGGTCATTGGTTTTGGTAATTTCCGGTGTTACTTTGGTCGGTGGCACCGGACGTACAGCCCGCTTCGGCGGGTTTACGTTAGCCCTCGTGAGCCATCTGGTCGTGAGAGGCGCAACGTTCTGAGCAATACTCTTTTTCTTTCCGTGCGAGCTGGTTCCCCTGGAGGTACAACAGGGTGCTTACCACTGGTTTTCCCGCGATTGCTTTACGGCAGTAACCGCATTTCTTCTGCATTCTTCCCCCTACATTTGCACCGTGAACCCGGCCGGATGCTCGTCCAGTACACCTTTCAGCGGATAACATTCAGCTTTCACGTGTTGCTCTTCTGCAGCTACCTTGCAGTCATTCTCAGTGTCGTAAACGCCGAGCAGGACATCCTGATTACCGCCCGTCAGCATGCTGACGGTGAGAACCAGGGCAAACATCATGCTCATGAAGGGTCTCCTTTTTGCGCGAGCATGTAGCACACCCGGCGGATGAAAGCTGACAGCGGACTTAAACGAACAGCCTGCTGACGAGCGGGTTTGCGTGCGAAATCATTCATTAAATCCCCCATATCTTCGCTTAAGTTTTTACGGTGAAACCACGTGCTATGAGTTGCTTGGCCTCTTTTGCTGTAATGCGTTTAAGGTGTTCGCAGTCGTCGTTTAGCAGGGCTCGTGCAACAAACATGCTCTTAGCTTTCACAACGACCAATTCCTGGTGTTCGCCATGGGATGCCACGAAATATTTCATTTCAACCTCTGCCTTGTCGCCGGCCAGCGGAACGTTTACCACCTGACAACAATGCGGTTGTTGTCGATGTGATAAACATTACAAGCAAAACTAGATGATGTAAAGGTTTCTTCTAGAAAAACTTTAAATTCGAGGCGTGAAAAGACGCGAATTTATCCGCGTTGAAGGGAAGGTGTTAGTTAGAAATGTTTTTTATGATGTCAGCAACATCACCCTTTAGCAGGTCCAGCTCTTTTAAAACACCCTTGGCATGGACGATAAGCCGGTTTTTCTCAGCCTCAGGCATTTGGTTGAAAAGTGCCAGTAAAGCCTTTTCTTTGTCATCTAATGGAGTGGCGCGGTCCAGTTCCTGAAGCTCTTCTTCAGTAGGTTCTTCACCCGGAGGTAAAAAGAACCAGTGCCCGGGCTTACCTGTAGCAGCCGACAACCTCTTCAGGCGTTCACCTCTGGCTGTCGTATCACCCCTGGACCACTGATGGGTCGCTTGTGGGCTCACCATAACCCTGCGAGCAAGCTCGGAAAGGTTCCAGCCACTTTGCTGCAGTATCAGGTTTATGCGGAAGGCGAAATTTTTATTTTCTTCTTTCATATCACCCATTCTACAAACCTACCTTGTAAACATCACTTCAAGACTTGTTCAAGAAAAACTAGAAATGCTTGAAACTTGAATGTATAGTTTTCCTTGAAACGAACAAGGAGACCATATGACCCCTGAATTAAAGAACCAGATTTGCACACTCATGAGTCAAACAGAGATTGCTGTTGCTTTGGGAACAAAGCCACAAACAGTAAGCCTGTGGTTGAGTGGGCAAGTGCCTGCGAATCGCGTTATTCCATTATGTCGAGTGCTTAATTGGAGCGTTACGCCCCATGAAATGCGTGAAGATATTTATCCAAACCCAACTGACGGCCTGCCGAAACAGGAAGGCTGAACATGCAAACACTTCCCTTTCAACAAAATACCGGATTCAACACCGGCGCTCTGATAAAGCGTAATCATCTGAGAGAGGCAGATCACGATGCAATTCGCTCTGCCGTTCGCGCCTGGGCAGCAGCTGAAGGGCAGGACGTTGTGTCTGCCCTCATCATCGATGAGTGGCGCCAGCAGGGTGGCGAGGAGATCGCGTTTCCTGACGACATCAGCCGTGCCCGTCAGAAGCTTTTTCGCTACCTGGACAACCCTGCCGATTCAGAGCGCTATCGCGAGTACGTTCGCCTTCTTACCCCGGCAATCATGGCCGTTCTTCCGCTGGAATACCGTCACCGTCTTTTTCCCGTAGACAATTTTATGTCCCGCCTGGCTCGTCTGGAAAAAGAAACCAGCGAAGCAAAGATTGCCGTTGCTGTGGGGGCACCACGCCATCAGAAGCTGAAAGAACTGAGCGAGGGAATTGTCGAGATGTTCCGGATAGACCCTGAGTTAACGGCGCCGCTGATGGCCATTGTCACTTCAATGCTGGGGGTGACGTGATGCTGGAACTCAGAAAGGTGAAAGCCGCGGTGCTGCAACACCTACGGCTTTCGTTGCGAATTAACTGGATCAATTCACAGGGGAAATTATGAACATTCACCAACTGAATATCAATAACGGGGGCGCCCATGGCTAAAAATTCTATCGACGCATACGGCGCCAGCGGCAAAAGCAATGTTCTTTTTTTCGAACCGGAAAGTTTGCATCTGGTTACCGATACAACACACCCGCTTTACGACGAACGAGTACACCTACCGCTTAATGAAGCTGTGATCCTCAACATCATGGAGCTTGGGGTACTCGAACCGATTATCGTGTGGAAGGACCCGGAGACAGGGAAAACCTGCGTGGTGGCAGGTCGGCAGCGCGTAAAGAACGCTAAGGAAGCAAACGCCAGGAGAAAGCGGGCAGGGCTGGAACCCTGGCCTGTACCCGGTATAGCTAAGCGCGGCTCAGCAATTCAAATGGCCAAATACATGGTCAGCGAAAACGAAATAATCCAACCAGATACCCCACTGGGCCGGGCAAAAAAAATGGTTCAGCAGATGGAATACGGTCATGACGAAAATGACATTGCCCTGCTTTTTGGCTGTAGCGTAAAAACGGTTCAGGCAACAGTGGCTCTACTGGATGCGACGCAGGCCGTCCAGGCGGCGGTTGAGGCTGGAAAAGTCACTGTCACTCAAGCGCGTCAGCTGGTCGATATGCCACCGGAAAAGCAACGGGAAACGGTCAAACAGTTAGAGGCAGCGGCAGAGGGTGTAACTGGCCACGAGAAAGCTCGCCGCCAGCGCGCTGTCCTCGGCAACACAAAGCCTCGTCTCAAATCCCGTAAGGAAATCACCCAGCAACTTCAAACCGCCAGCGGCGAATACGCAGCGGCTTTGCGGTGGGTGCTTGGTGATGAAAACACACCAGTTTAAGCAACAACGGGGTCTCTATGCGTGATTACGGCAAGGTGCATACATCATTTTGGATAAGCGATGGAATGCGCCGGGTATCGGATGATGCCAGGTTGCTGGCGCTGTACCTGCTCACCGGGCAACACACGAACATGATTGGGTGTTTCCGGCTGCCTGATGGATACGTTTCGGAAGACTTAGCCTGGACTCCTGAAAGGGTTTCGAAAGGGTTTGATGAGCTATCGGCTAACGGTTTCGCAACGCGTGATTCGTCATCAAAATGGGTGCTAATTCGTAACTTTCTGGTCTGGAATTCAGTTGAAAACCCAAACCAGGGAATTGCAGCACTGCGTTTGTTTGATCAGGTCCCGGACAAATCTACGGTGAAGCCAGAGCTGGCGCGGGTTTTAGCCTCGGCAATATCCCACATCGGTATCGCAAAACTAAAGGGTTCCGAAAGGGTTCTCGAGCCGTTCCTTAACCAGGAACAGGATCAGGAGCAGGAACATGATCAGGAAGAAGATAGTTCGGGGCATGGCTCCGCCACACCCCCAGAGGATCAGAAACAGGACGAAGGCGATAAACCTGAACCCCAAAAAATATACCCGAATGAGTTCGAGCAGGTCTGGTCGATTTATCCCAGGCGGGCAGGGGGAAACAGCAAGTCAGATGCTTTCAAAGCCTGGAATGCCCGAATCAGGGATGGAACCACTTCGGCGGAAATCCTCTCCGGCGTGGAACGTTACGCGGCTTTCGTTAAAGCCGAGGGAATCCTGAACACGCAGTACGTGAAACAGGCGAAAACGTTTTTTGGCCCTGGTATGCATTTCAGCGAGCCGTGGGCGATTCAGCAGGCGCCAGGCGCACGAGATCCCAATCAGATTTCGGAACCTGACAAAACCATCCCATCGGAATTCAGGGGGTAGCGATGAAAAACATGATTGGTACCGGGAATGCACTGGAGAGACTGAAAAAACTCATTCCCCCTGGCGTTCAGCCAAAATTCGGCAGTGTTGATGAATGGCGTGCCTGGCAAGCCGAGGAGGGGCGAAAGCGCTGTGAGGAACTGGAAAAACAAAACCAGCGCGCACGTGCAGAGAAAATCTTTGGACGTGCTGGAATTCAGGATCTGCATCGGAGCTGCACGTTCGCAAATTACCAGGTGGCAGGAGATGGTCAGCGCCGGGCGCTCACGATGGCAAAAAGTTACGCACAGAACTTCGGTTCAGGGTTCGCCAGTTTCGTATTCAGCGGAGCGCCGGGAACCGGGAAAAACCATCTGGCGGCCGCAATCGGAAATCACCTGCTGGCTGGTGGTCGCTCTGTGCTGGTGGTGACTATTCCTGATCTGATGCTTCGTGTTCGCGAGTGCTATGACGACGGGCAGTCGGAAGCTTCGCTACTGGATGACCTTTGCCGCGTAGATTTGCTTATCCTGGACGAAGTAGGGATTCAGCGTGGAAGCAGCGGCGAAAAGGTCATTCTGAACCAGGTTATCGATCGTCGTCTGTCGTCTATGCGCCCGGTCGGCATCCTGACCAACCTGAATTATGAATCGCTGACAGAAACACTCGGGGCAAGGATCCTTGACCGACTCCAGATGGATGGCGGCATGTGGGTGAACTTCGACTGGGATAGTTATCGCAAAAACGTCCGGCATTTGCGCGTCGTTAAGTGAGGTATGTATGGCTAGAGCATTGTCAGCAATTGAGCGCAGAGAGTACGTCCGCGCAGTGATTCGGATCACCAGGCATCAGGGGCGACTCACGACCACCGAGGCAATGAAAAAACTGGGGCTGAGCCGCGCTACTGTCCAAAGGTATTTTTCCGAAGCAGAAGCGACTGGAGAGGTTGTCCGGCATGGTCGTTTGGGGCTTTTCCGCGATCAGCGGGCCGTCATCGACTTTGACATGAAGCGTTTTGGCCTAGTGCCGAAAGTTGCTGTTGGGATGAATTACAGCCTGCTTGGCAGCCCCGTTTTTCAGCGAGTTTTAGATGTTCAGGAGGCTATTCATGGCAACTCAATTTGAAAACGGATTAACACTGAGTGGGCTTGCAGAGCGTAACGCTGAGTTGGTTACGGAAGTCGAAAAATTGCGTGCCGAACGCGACGCGTCATTGAATGCAGAGCGCGTATGGGAAAAAACCATGATGGAAGTCTGCGGCGAGGATGGCCCGGCGTCGGTAGCTGTCGAGATTCGTAATCTTCTGGCTTTGCGCAATACCGCACTGACGGCGCTCAAAGCTCAGGTTGAGCAGCTGGCTGCGGAGAATGTGGCGATACGCGAAACCATCGAAGCTGTTCGCGGCGTTGCAGATAACTCAAGTGGAATTGCTGGCTGGCACCTGAATGGTGAAATAGCTCAATGGTCAGAAATCCTTCCAGAAATTGACGATATCGAAACCCCCGCCACCGATCGTATCGTAGCCGAAGCCGAGGCGCGCGGAGTTGAGAAGGCTATTGCTCACCTTGAGAAAAAATTCAGCAATATCGGCGTGCAGATCATGAATTTGCAGTGGCTGGCAGACTCGCTGCGTAAGGGAGCGTCAGAATGACAAACCGTATCCCTAACTTCGGCTGGAACCGCCTGAAACTGGCAACCCTCACCTATGAGCAACTGGCTCAACTGGAAGAGCAGGTGAAGGCTGAGCATGCCTGCAAAAATGGCATTCACCTCTTCGACAAAGCCGGTCAGCGCAAACTCGATGCCCTTAGCTGGGCCGTATACAACAAGCAGAAGGCGGAGCGTGCAGCATGACTGATATCACCGAACTGGCGCAGAGCCAAGCGGCAGCAGAGAAAGCGAATCTAGGTGAGTGGTGGGCTGTGAGGGGTTCGAACCCGCGACAAAGGGATCAAGAGTCCAGTGCTCTACCAGCTGAGCTAACAGCCCACAAGCTTGACGGCGGTGAACATACGCCTGTTGTATCGAGGCTGCAATGAAGGGGGAGTGACAAATCATGAAAAGAAGCGAAGAACTGATAAAAATCAATTTTCATTTCAGTTTTCGGATATTGCTCACTGCTACTCAGTAGGGGTTACGAATGATATTCCGGCCACAAAGCACCAATGGCTATTGCAAGCACAGACATCCCTAGGAGAACAGAAATCAGGAACCTGGATTTTATTGATGGGTCTTTATTCCCAAGACGATAATGCCTGATAAGAGCAAACGCGAACACAGCACTTATAGCTGAATGAGCATAGGATAATTTCTCAGGCAACATCATGTGGATACCCTCTCTTTCATTCCTTGTCTCTGGACTTGCAATCAAACAGTTTAGAGCGTTTTTTGCGTATCGGTAATTTACCAACCACCTGTTAGAGGTGAAAGCATAAAACGCAAACATCATATTTGTTATCAACAAATCTAAGGTTTGTTAGTTATGCAAATGATAACCAGGAAGAAACCAGCTTTCACAGAGCTGTATCAGACGGGCGTTCTGACGCGCATGGCCGTGGTAAAAATAGCTGAACGCTGGCGATTATTTAGTCTGTGGCGGCATAAAAATATTGGCGTAGATGCAGACTCTGCACGTGGAGAAGTCCTTGGACGTTTGTGCTGGACGGTAATGACGCAGGAGGTGAGATAGTGGATCTTTCACTGAAATACGCCTGCAAACGCATTCAGGAACTGGAAGGCCTGCTGCTGGTGGATGTGCCTGAAACTGTATGGCCTGCCGAGGTCGCGATGGTATTCACCCAGATAGAAAGCGCTGGAGAACTGCCAGCGCATCACCAACGTCGCCTGCAGCACCATATCAACCGTATGTGGCTGGAAAAAATGCCGGTACCGTCAATTATCGCCGCGGCTAGTTCGCTTGCCTGCGCCATGGAGAAATACGCGTGAAAGATAGCGAAATCATCGTTGATAACTTTGCTGGTGGCGGCGGCGCCTCGACGGGCATCGAGATGGCGATTGGTCGTAGCGTGGATATCGCGATAAACCACGACCCAAACGCTGTAGCTATGCATACCACCAATCACCCGGACACGCTGCACTATTGCGAATCGGTTTACGAAGTCAGGCCAAAGGTCGCGACCGCTGGCCGCCCGGTAGCGCTGGCGTGGTTTTCACCAGATTGTCGTCACTTTTCCAAAGCGAAAGGGGCTAAACCAGTTGAAAAAGCGATTCGTGGGCTGGCGTGGATCGTTATCCGTTGGGCGCTGGATGTTGGCCCGCGGGTAATGATGCTTGAGAACGTGGAAGAGTTTAAGACTTGGGGGCCACTACTGGCGGCGGAAATGCGTCCGGATCCGGACCGCGTTGGCGAAACGTTCCAGGCGTTCGTCGGCATGCTGACATCCGGAGTTCCTGCAGATCACCCTGCGTTGTTGGAATGCTGTGAGTTTCTGGAGTTGTCGCCGGAGAGCGAAAAGACAAAGCGTTTGGTTGCCGGGTTAGGCTATGACGTCGATTATCGTGAACTGCGTGCCTGCGACTATGGCGCACCAACTATTCGTAAGCGCTTTTTCATGGTGATGAGAAGGGACGGGAAACCGATAGTCTGGCCGCAAATTACCCACGGGGAACCGAAATCACCGGCGGTGCTAGCTGGCAAATTGGCACCATGGCGCACAGCTGCAGAATGCATCGACTGGTCAATCCCAGCTCCGTCGATTTTTGGACGCAAAAAGCCGCTGGCGGAAAACACGCTCCGGCGCATTGCCCGCGGCATTCAGCGCTTTGTTATCGAAAGCGCTTCGCCGTTCATCGTTAAGTGCAATCACACAACGACACGCGGGAAATATGACTGTTTCCGGGGGCAGGCACTTGACGATCCGCTGCAGACGATTACGAAAACCCACGGCTACGCAATCGCGGTACCTCATCTGACAAAATTCCGCACCGGCGCCACCGGGCAGCCAGTTACCGATCCGGTACCGACAGTGACCGCCGGCACGTCCAGGCGCCCGGGCGGGAATGGTCATGCGCTGGGGATTGTTGAGGCGGGCCTTGTCCCGTACCTCGCTGGCAACGGTGGCAGCGAATACCAGGCTAAACCGCGCCCGCTTGATAAACCTGCTCACACCATCCTGAAAGAGTCACGAGCCTGCGTCGTCGCTCCAGTTATCGCCAGGCAGTTCGGCGCCAGTGTCGGGCATAGGGCTGATGAGCCAAGCGCAACAATCACCGCGGGCGGTGGCGGTAAATCGCAGCTGGTTGTGCCAACGCTCATTCAAATGGGATACGGAGAACGGCCCGGCCAGGCACCTCGCGTGCCAGGACTGGATAAGCCGCTGGGAACCGTTGTTGCTGGTGGCGGGAAACATGCTTTAGTTGGTGCATTCCTGGCAAAACACTACGGCGGGAATTACACCGGGCCAGGCGTCGGGCTGGATGAGCCCGCGCACTCGGTGACGACTGTCGATCACCATGCCGTGGTTGCTTCTCACCTCGTGAAACTGCGTGGCACCTGCCGGGATGGCCAGCGCACCGATGAACCGATGCCGACTATCACTGCGGGCGGCCAGCACGTAGGGGAGGTTAAAACGACTCTGGCGGTCGAGGACTATGACGAAGAGCGAGCGCAGCAGGTGCTGGCGTTCCTGCAGGAATTCTGCGGAGAGGAATGCACTGGGCTGGTGGAAATCTCCGGGGTAACTTACCGCATCGTTGATATCGGGATGCGAATGCTGCAACCGCATGAGCTTTACCGCGCTCAGGGATTCCCTGAATGGTACATCATCGATCGCGACTACCGCGGCGTGAAATACGCCAAGGATAAGCAGGTGGCCCGCTGTGGCAATGCGGTACCGCCCCCGTTCGCTGAGGCGCTGGTGAGGGCTAATTTACCGGAGATGTGTCAGGAATATGAGGCTGCTTAACGGTAACCTCGGCAGAACGCAAAGCCACAACCCACCGTTAGGTGGGTTTTTCATTGTGGGACTGCAACAGAAGATCAAAACGTGCTGTCCATCCCGAAAACGAAGCTCTAACAACCACGTCTAAAACGAAGCCAGAAGCCCTACAGGAGGAGAAGATTTGAGATGCATCCTGGTACACGGTGATTTTTCGCGTTTTTGTGATGTTTCTATGGCGTTTTGAAGTGTATCAGATTCAACCAAAGGTTGAAGGATTGCCCTTGAGGTAATAAACTCAGAATCAATAAAACGATACGTATTCATCAATTTTTCGTTCTGTATTTTGTAAGTGATTGAGGTTCAATATGTTTAGCGAAGAAAAAGTGGCTCAGATGGCTGCTTACCTGCTACTTAAACGCGGCGGGCGCATGGCATATCTGAAGCTTATGAAGTTGCTATACTTGGCAAACCGGCAGTCAATGATTCGTCATGGTCGCATGATGGGTGAAGACAAGCTCTACTCAATGCCCCACGGTCCGGTTATGTCAACTACACTGGATCTGATCCGTGGTCGCGCTGACATCGATGGTGACTACTGGTATCGTTTGATAAACACCGATCATCATGACGTCTGCTTACGAACCGACCCTCGTGAGATGGACGTTGATGAGGTCTTCGATGAATTGAGTAGGGCCGATATCCGCATTTTGGATGAAATATATGCACAATATGGGCATATGAACAGATATGAATTGCGCGATATGACTCATCTTAGACAAGTTTGCCCTGAGTGGCATGACCCGGATGGCTCGCGAACTCCTATAGATGTTCGTGAAATATTTATCGATGCGGGGAAAACTCCTGAAGAAGTCGAGAACATACTTAGGAGTATGCGTGAGTCACAAGAGCTTAAGGAGTTTTCTTCTCAATTGTCATGAGCACATTTCAACCTTATAGAAAAGGAACGGTTTTGGCTCCAAGTGGGCCATGCAATCATCTACATGTGATATGCAACGATCCTGTTTATTATCCAGTTAACGACTGTTACTGTATATTGGTTGTTAATGTGTCAAGCATTAAGCCTGGCGTGCCGTATGATGACGCATGTGTACTCCAAGCCGGGGATCACAAGTTTATCCAACATCCAAGCTATATCGTATATGCTGAAGCTGTAATTTGGCGCATTGATAATTTAGAAAGAAAACACGCAGCTGGTGAAGTTACGACTCATGACGATATGGTTGAGGCTGTTTTTGGCAGAATCCTGTCTGGTTTTGACATTTCTGAACAAGCAAAACCAAAGATGATAAGGTTTAAAGAAAAATACTGCACCAATGCTCAGTTAATTGATCAGCCTGAGCCAGATGATGGAATGACAGGAACCTAAGCTAAACCCGCCCATTGGCGGGTTTTTGCTTTCTGTAATCACCAAATCACAGCCCTTACTTCGGCTGGTTTTTTCTCGTATATGCTCATTTTGCTTTTCTCCCCGGGAAGGGCGATAATTACCTCGTCAGCCTGAGCAACTGACGACTAGATTCCGGCGCCAAGTGGGGACACATGGCGCGCAAAGTTAAGAACACTCGGATTAAAGTCTTGTATGCAATAACACTGCTGATTTTAATAATTGTGCAAGTTGTTGTAGTGAACGCGGTATTTATCTGTGTGGGGCTTGGGTTTCTTGAGCTATCCGATGAGGTCCTAAAGATTTTCGCTGGATGCTCGATGCCCCATATCTGTGGTCTTGTCTACTGCGTCGTCAATTCTGTTTTCCGAGCAAAAAAATGAAAAGCCTTCTCTTCGGAGAGGGCTTTTTTATTGCTGATGAAAGTAAAAATCTACGCGGCTCAGGGGTCTCTCGCAGCGGTACATAATCGGACCTGTTTCCCGCGCAGTGTTAAGCTCGCTAAAGGCAAGTGGCTTTCACGCTATACAAACCCCGTCCCGCCGCCGTTCGCTGAGACATCAGTGAGGGCAAACTTGCCGGCGACATGCCGGACGCGAGCAGTTGCTTTAACTATAATCCCCCCATACCCTAGGGGCGGTGCCTAAGCGGAACACACCTACGGTGTTGCATGCAAAATGCGCATTAGTGAATTTTGGACGCAAGGAAAACAAAGTTGGTATCGTTAATGAAAAAATTATTACTTCTGGTTAGTGCTGCTCTTATATCAAACGTGGTGTTTGCTATTGATAATAAAAAAGAAATATCACCTGTGCGTATAAGTTGTCCTGCGCCAGTGATGCCAGTGAAGGCTCAGGCATTGAGAACTGTAGGGAGTGTCGATTATGCGGCGTGGGTTAATGATAAAGGCGAAGTGTACTCAGTAGACATAACGGGCGATGAGGTTTTCTTCAGGGAAACAGAGGTTGCTATTAAAAAGTGTAAGTTTGTGCCAGGCCATCCAGGGGTGTATCGGGATACAATAAAATTCAGTCTGGTAAAACCTTGAAGAGTGCGTTTAACGTCAAACCTCCACCATGTGGGTAACTCCGCTGCATGCTAAAGCGCTGGTGAGAGCTAACTTACCGGAGATGAGCCTGAAAAAAGACATTGCAGCATGATAAAGCCCGCTTCGGCGGGTTTTTTAATAGTGAAAAACATCATGTTAAACAGACTCATAGCCTTTGCAAAAAGAGCCCTTAACCTCTTGACCATTTCACTCTCTCAGTATACTGTTTATTTATACAGTACTTGTGTGAGGTGCTAACCATGAAAGTAGAAGTCACAATTGATAAACATAAAAAACTCCCTGATGGTGCCGTACCCGCGCTCGAACAAGAATTGCTACGCCGCTTATCTCAGTCCTATGACGACTGCAAAGTAACTATTCGGCGCACAAGCAACGATGGACTTAGCGTTCTGGGCGGGGCTGATGGCGATAAAAAGCATGTAGAGCAAATCCTGCAGGAGACGTGGGAAAGCGCAGACGACTGGTTTTATTAGTTTGATTTTGATGGTGGCGGCTCTTTTCCCAGAGCATCGCATTCGCGTTACCTTTGATGCTGCTACCCGTTTTTTATGAGTGCGTCTGTATGTCGCTCAGGGGGTAATGTGACAGATGGTATTGAGCCAAATCAGCAGGGGAATGTGTGGGCCACCATTACGGACGGATCCGGACATGTTTTGTGCTCATTTCGATTAGTTTTGAATGACCGAATCCTTTTGACGAATATCGATAACGAAGTATCAGTTAGAAAAATTGCAAAAGATGAACACCTCTGGACAAGAAAATCGTTAGTGGAAGTTATCAAGGAAATGAGCTCTAAAAATTGACTCTTAACAGCTAGCTACATCATACTTGCAGTGCTGGCCTGAACAACCAGCCACCTGACAGTGATGCGCCACCGGAGAACGTGATGGCGCAGCTTCACTTAATAAAACAATCTCAAGGTATCCTGATCCCCGCGACGCCGGAGACCAGTGATTTTCTGCAATCAAAATGCAAGCTCGGCTCCGTTCTGGAAGCCGATTATAAGCTTGTCCGCAATCCGGCGTTTCATCGCCGTTACTTTGCTTTACTCAATCTGGGGTTTGAATACTGGGAACCTACCGGCGGGGCGATCTCGTCTAATGAGCGCAGGCTTATCACAGGTTACGCCAAATACCTTGCTGCATATGGCGGGAGTGAATCGGCGTTACTTGATGCCGCCGGGCAATATCTCGACCGAATAGCCGAGAAGCGATCCGGCTATATCAGTATTTGCAAATCTTTCGATGCTTACCGGGCGTGGGTCATTGTTGAAGCCGGCCACTATGACGCCATACAGCTGCCGGACGGCACGCTGAAAAAACACCCTCGCAGTATTTCTTTCGCCAGCATGGACGAATGCGAATTCCAGGAACTGTACAAAGCATCGCTCGATGTTCTCTGGCGATGGATCCTCTCTCGTTCGTTCAACAGTCTGCAGGACGCCGAGAACGCCGCAAACCAACTTTTAAGCTTCGCGGGGTGATGCCGATGAAACACTCATGGTTTCACCATCTCGAATGCACAACGCAGCAGGCCGAAGAATTGGTAGCGAGATATCGTCAGCGGGGCGTAAAGGTCGAACGAAGCTTAAACCCTGACTTTATGACATGGACCGTCAGTGTGCAGTTGGTGGAGGACAAAAAACCGCCGCGGCCAGACTCTCGCTGGCGCAACAGGATGTGGGAGTGATTATGGCGAACCTACGCAAAGAGGCACGTGGCCGCGAATGTACCGTGCGGATCCCCGGGCACTGCAACGGCAACCCGGAAACCAGCGTGCTGGCACATTACCGGCTGGCGGGTACGTGCGGAACTGGCTGCAAACCCGATGATACCCAGGCGGCGATCGCCTGCAGTAACTGCCATGACGTAATCGACGGCAGAACCAAAATCACCGATTTCACCTACGACGAATTGCGCCTGATGCATGCAGAAGGCGTGCTCAGAACTTTGGCTATATGGAAAAAAGAGGGGTTACTGAAAGCATGAAACTCGAAGCATCCTTAAAACATTTCAGCCCTCAGGGTATGCATATCAGCGACGACGTGAAAAGCACATCACCTGATCGTCTCAACGGTACGGATATTATGGCTGGTATTGGGGTGACAAGCAGCAGGGCACGGTTCGGGCTGGCAGCGTTCTTTGGAAAGACTGGCATCAGCAAGACAGATGAGCAGTTGGCCGTCCAGGCGCTAGCACGGTATGCCATTGAAACCGCACCGAAGAACGTACGCAAAACAGCGGGTAAAGAGTTGGGTCGCTGCTGCCTGATTTTGGCGCAGTTTGCTTTTGCGGAATATTCCCGGTCCGCGGAAACAACGGGAGCCTGCAGGGTATGTAATGGAACCGGACAGATTGAAACTTCTACCACAGAACGCAAAGTTTCTAATCCGTGGGGCAAAGCACCATATTGGGCTAAAAAATCCCGTGCTGTCCGTCCTTCCGACTGGGATAAGTGGACTGAAGTAACAGCCAGCATAAGCGCTAAATGTGAAGCCTGTGACGGTAAGGGGAAAATAAATGCACGCTGCCGCTGTGGTGGTTCTGGCCGGGTTCTGGACCGCAAAGCGACAAAAGAGCAGGGAGCACCGATATATAAAACCTGTGAGCGCTGTTCGGGGAATGGCTTTTCAACGATGCCGTCTACTGCTGCTTACAAAGCGATTCTGACGCTTATCCCAGACCTGCACATCAGAACATGGACACGCAACTGGAAACCTTTCTGCGATGCGCTGGTGAACCAATGCTGGAAGGAAGAGGAGAGGGCAGATAAAGAGTTTCAACGAGCAACAGCTGATTGAGTAAATGGTCGCATTATTTTGCATTTTAAGTGCACGATGCTTGATTTTGTCCGAAGTTGTCGTGTATATTTTAAATCGTGGAATAAAGCGCCTGAACGAAAACATTCATATAAACCCTGCTACTGCAGGGTTTTGTGTTTTTGAAAACAAATGCCTGAAATCGGCTATAAAGTGTGATCTGCATCAAAATGCTTTGCGCCAAACTTAAGGAATATTAAGGAACTGTAAATATTCTTTATAAGTGATGGTCTTATGGCGTTAAAAGATATTTTTGTGCGTACCGAACCTCGCAGACGGCATTATGGCGTTGCATTGTTTGTCGGGCTTATTTCTGGGGTTGTTTCAGCATTTGTTAAATGGGGTGCTGAAGTACCATTACCACCGCGTAGTCCTGTCGATATGTTTACCAGTGCCTGTGGACCAGAGTCATTAATTCGAGCTGCCGGGCAAATTGATTGTTCCAGAAACTTCCTTAACCCTCCTTATATTTTCATACGTGATTGGTTAGGGTTAGCCGATCCAAATGCGGCTGTCTATACCTTCGCCGGACATGTGTTTAACTGGGTAGGCGTAACACATATCATATTCTCGATCGTGTTCGCGGTTGGGTATTGTGTAGTTGCTGAGGTGTTTCCAAAAATTAAGCTGTGGCAGGGTTTGCTTGCAGGTGCACTCGCACAACTGTTTGTCCATATGATTTCGTTCCCGCTTATGGGCCTAACCCCACCGTTGTTCGAACTACCATGGTATGAAAACGTTTCTGAAATATTTGGTCACCTGGTGTGGTTCTGGTCCATTGAGATAATTCGCCGGGATCTCAGAAACAGAATTACGCATGAACCTGATGCTGAGGTTTCTCTGAATTCAGCATTCAGATAATCCAAGCTGCAAAGCCAGGAACCCGCATAAAATGCGGGTTTTTTATGCCTGCGATTAGTAGCTGTTCGACAGCGCTGTTCGCAGCGATGGCAGCAGTAACATTGGTGTCTTTCACAGTCGTTGTATTGACGCCAGCTATGTTTGAATCTTAATGTATTGATGTGGTGAATCCCCCTGTGCGGAGGGGCGACCAGTCAGTTACAGAATCCTGTAAATGCAGCGCGGGCCATGCCGACTGGGGCATGCTCACCGGGAGGCACCCGGCACCACACTGTCACTAAGCATATTGAATATTTCATAGTGGGTTTACTTTTGCGGTAGCCCTTCTATGTTTATAGAACGTAACGGCAAAAGTGAATGCTTCCTGGTAAATCGGTAGCTCGGACTATTAGGTGCGTATCGAACCGTTACAGAATCAGAATGCCTACCTTTCTGCCCGCCCGTTAGAGCGGGCTTTTTTTCGTCTGAATAAGGCACTTCAACTAACCAAAAACATTTAAGGGCTGCGCTATTGCGCGGCCTTTTTCATTTCAGGCTCACGGGAATCATCATTGATAAAGCTCGTTGTTAAATCAGCCCGATGGGCCTGAACCTCTTCAAACTCACAGCTTCCCGATCTTTCATCGGAGGCGGTAACTATGGCTAAGCGTATGCAAGACAAAGAGAGCATTGCCGGGATGTCCTGGCTGGTTCTGCTGATCATTGCTTGCTGGGGTGGACTTGTCCGCTACCTGATAGATGTGAAGCAGAGCAAGGCGACATGGAGCTTGATCAATGCTCTTGCCCAAATGGTGGTCTCAGGGTTTACCGGCGTTATTGCTGGCCTTGTGAGCATTGAAAGCGGGCTGAGCATTTACATGATTCTGGCAACCGCGGGGATAAGCGGCGCGATGGGCTCCGTGGCGCTGACATATTTCTGGGAGCGCCTGACGGGGTTTAAAAATGCAGGAAATTAATAATCAACGAAAAGCGTTTCTGGATATGCTCGCCTGGTCGGAGGGTACAGACAAAGTGGGACAACCAACAAAGAACCGAGGCTATGACGTCATTGTTGGTGGTTCACTCTTTACTGATTACAGCGACCACCCTCGCAAGTTGGTGAGCCTGCCAAAGCTGGGTATTAAATCCACCGCAGCGGGCCGCTATCAGCTGCTGGCCAAGTGGTGGGATGCATACCGTAAGCAGCTGGGACTGAAAGACTTCTCACCGGCGTCGCAGGACCAGGTGGCCCTGCAGCAAATTAAAGAGCGTGGAGCTTTGCCGCTCATTGACAACGGGCAGCTTCTTCAGGCCATCTACCGTTGCAGCAATATCTGGGCGTCTCTCCCCGGCGCGGGCTACGGCCAGTTTGAGCATAAGGCCAGTAACCTCATCGCAAAATTCAAAGCCGCTGGCGGCGTCGTAGCGGAAGTTAAACAATAAAGCTGAAGGTAACTTATGAACTATCTCATTAATCGGCTGAAAGAGCCGTCAACCTGGCGCGGCATCATCCTGGTCATTGCTGGCGTATTTGGTTATCAGATGCCTCCGGGCATTCAAGAAACGGTCATCGCTGGCGGCGTAGCGCTGGCTGGCGTTGTTGGCGCGGTGATGCCGGACAGCGTTAAGAAGTAAGCAGGCTAGCAACCGGCAGGGCTACAGAAACCCGCTTTCCTTCAGTTTCTTAACCAATAAGTAATTGGTGATTACTCCAAGAGAAACCCCAACAATCCACGGCACAGCTGAATCAAGCATTAGTGAGTTGTTCACGTTAATGCTGGCGGTGATGCAGGCATAGGTATTTGTAAAAGCAAACCATGTAAAAAGTATCTGTTTCATTTGGTTATCTCCACGCTTTCCCTCCCAACAATATCCACCTACGAGCCGGTAAAAGCAAATCAGATACAACCGAAAGGGCTACGAAATGAGTGAAGCAAAACCGCAGGACGGCAGCACTGTAAAAGGCTACCGCACATTAACCGCTGGCGACATTGACCGGATGAATCGCCTTAAGGACGTCAGCCGTCATTTTTGCAGTCTGCTGGATAACAGAGCTGATGCTTACCCCTGATTCATCAGTGTCTTCATGCTGATTATGTGCTTTTTGTGATAGAAGTGGCCAAATTCGCTAAATGCAGTAAAATGCTGTGCGCTATAATTCTGCGACGGAGTATGGGGGGGGAAGTTATGAGAGATCAAGATGTTAGGGCTGCGGTTCATCAGAAGCTTCTTAAAGAGTCGCATTTAGATCCTGATTGTCTTGTGATCGATGAGTTTTCCATATCCCTTGGTGCTAGTAGAGCAGATATAGCGGTAGTTAACGGCATTCTTCACGGTTACGAACTAAAAAGTGAATATGATTCTTTGGAACGGTTGCCGCTACAAATCAAGCATTATTCTGCCGTTATGGACAAGGTTACTCTCGTTGTAGCAGATAAGCATCTGGACGGAGCGCTTGAGTTAATACCTAGCTGGTGGGGGGTGAAGACCGTATCAGTAGGGCCAAAGGGGGCGATTCGCATCAAGCATATGCGTGCCGAAAAGCTCAATCGGAATTACGATTCCTTGATGCTCGCTCAGTTGTTATGGAGAGATGAGTGTATTGACGTTCTAGAGCGTTGGGGCTGTTCTAAAGGTTTTAAAAGCAAGCCCCGATTTGAGTTATGGAATGTCGTCGCCGATTTTATACCCGTTGCAGATCTTCGACTTGAAGTCAGAACTGCACTAAAGAATCGGATCGACTGGAAGGTTAGGGTCTAGCCGGTATAGACTGTGACAATAGATATAACTGTCTAACAACCAGCGTTAGATGGTGTATATGGGCTACTTTACGCCAATCTTTAGAACCCCCTGATTTATTAATACCAGCAGCCCTATCGTATATGTACTGGTCTCCCAAACTGAAGCCTGGGCCAAATGCTTGGTACTCAGCCGAATTGACTAGGATAGAACAAAGATTTTTAGTTTGGCTCCATCCATTTCCCTTAACTGCTGTACCTTTTACAAAAATCCATGAAGTATCATTCGAATATCTTACTGCAACATATTGAGACATGAATCGTGGATCTACGCTCGTTATGGTGGCACTTGCTGTTGGATAATCACTGAAGCACGGTGTCCTGCCATTGATAGAATTTTTCACTACATATAACCAGAGATCGTATTCGTGTCGTGGAATATGATGGACTACATGCTGAGGAATTCCCGTCTGCGAGCTGGGGTAAGAGGTTGAAGATAAGATTAATGTTCTCCAAGGTGCTTGTCCTGAAAGAGAACTAATAACGGCTAAGGCTTGTTGTTTTAAGCTATCATTAGCGCTTTGGATATCTCCATAATCTACAATGATGTCAATCAAGTTAGGAGGAAGGTTTAACTGATTGAGCAAGTGTGCAAACAAGTGCCATGTTTGGGGGCTAAGTGAAATAGCAACACCATTAGATACGTTTCGCTGAACAGCATGTATGTAGTTTGCAGTGGATGCAGGAGAAACAACTGGCACAATTTCCTTTCCGTACGCCCTGGCGTCGTTAATGCACATATCTAAAGGATGATTGCGACTTGAACCATGTTTATCTAGATACTTCAGGTCTAACAAAACTGGACGTATAGGAGTCCAGGATGCTGCGAGATTAGCACCGAAGTCAGATAAATAACTGCTTAACGATTTTTTATAACAGTCATTTTCGTAGTCCCAGTCAATATCAAGAATGGTGAAAATAGGGGTGAAACCAGAGATTATTGTCTGATCTAACTGCATCAGAGATTCATACTCAGCAGGTTTCCATCTTAGCTGTGGGTAGTAATGATGAAGACTCATTAAAGCTCCTTTTTTTAGAAATTTTAACGTAAAGCAGGGATTGCAAGAATTTTATACCTCTGAAAATGTCAGTAAAAATTGAGCTAAATCTAAGTTTATAAAGTTGCTTGTTAAGTGAAAGAGATGATGTATCAGAAATTTATATGATCTACTCCCCGTTGATTAATACACCACGATGTTAGTAATGTCTTCATAAGCCACATGAGGACATCCCCATGAAGAAGCGTTTTTCCGACGAACAGATCATCAGTTTTCTCCGCGAGGCTGAAGCCGGGGTATCTGCCCGTGAGCTCTGCCGCAAGCATGCCATTTCCGACGCCACCTTTTACACCTGGCGTAAGAAGTATGGCGGTATGGAAGTGCCCGAGGTTAAGCGCCTGAAGTCGCTTGAGGAAGAGAACGCCAGACTCAAGAAGCTGCTTGCCGAAGCCATGCTGGATAAGGAGGCGCTTCAGGTGGCTCTGGGGCGAAAGTACTGACGACAGGCCAGAAGCGGGAAGCCGTGGTGTTGATGTGTGATGCGACCGGTCTGTCGCAACGTCGTGCCTGCCGGCTTACAGGTTTGTCCCTGTCGACTTGCCGCTATGAGGCTCAGCGTCCGGCGGCTGATACCGTATTATCAGGGCGCATCACTGAGCTGGCACTGAAGCGCAGGCGTTTTGGCTACCGCTGCATCTGGCAGTTACTGCGTCGTGAAGGGCTTCATGTTAATCACAAGCGCGCGTAAACAAACCGACATTACTAACTGATGGTTGTATCTAATACTGGAGCAGGTCACCTGCTGAGGATCTCGTGAAACTCGAGTGAAAATGAATGAGAACTAAGTCACCTCCGGGTGGCTTTTTTAATGGCATTACAGGAGCATCTTTGGATAGTGGCTTCGATAATGCTCCCCACATCGCACAGAGGTAAGACATGTCAGAGATCACCGCATCCGAGCAAATTCGCCTGGATATTATCAAGAAAGTTAACTATGACACCGCAGCGGCCAAGCTGGCCATTGACTGGGTAGGTGACAGCTATCTGAAGTCTGAGCTATTCGCTGATTCCTTTGATCGTGTTTTCACAGAAAGTGAGATTGTCTCGAAGACTCGTAAAGCAATTCAGGAAGCGACCGAGGCGCTGGCGCTGTTTGAGACCGGCGCTGAGCAGGCCAGCTAAGGCATTACAGCAGGCATTCACTGAGTGCCTGTGATAATGAGTAGTTGAAAATTTAAGTCTTTCGCTCCTATCCTGCTACTGCGGATAATCTGCGATAAAGGAGAAGGAAATGCTTGATGGATATTTTGGCTTGTCGGATCCTGGCGTAACCAGACAAGAGCATCAGCGCCTACTTGCAGTCAAAGCTGCGCTGGAAATAGCTAAAGCATCAGCTGCATCTGCCGCTGGTGATTCTTCTGCTGGAAAGATGTATCAAGACCTTGATTTTGCTGCTAGTAAAATTGCTGAGCTTGCTGATGCAATTCAGGATGCTTTAGATATAGACAGCGAGTAATTTTTCATAAAATCATCCTGATGGATAGTTTTTATATTGTCTCCACAAATGCCACCTTCGGGTGGCTTTTTAATTGCTGCAACCACAGGAAAACACCATGGCAAAACCGGACTGGGGCGAGCTTCAGCAACGGTTCCTGTCCGATCATGCCGCAACCGGCGTATCACCGAAGGATTGGTGTGAAGCGCAGGGACTGAATTACGCTACAGCCCGCCGATACATCAAGAAACCCACTGCGCAGACTGCGCAAAAACCTGCGCAGAAGAAACTGCGCACTGCGCAGAAGGAAAAGTGCGCAGAAGAGTTGGTGGATGATGATGGCCTCACCGATCAACAACGTTTATTTGTCGCGGAATACCTGAAAGATAGCAATGCCACACAGGCCGCCATTCGCGCCGGGTATAGCAAGAAGACTGCTGAACAAATTGGCTATCAGCTGCTTCAGAAAACTTTAGTTGCGCAGGCCATTGCGCAGCAGCAAAAAGCATCCATTGTGCGCACGCTTGGAAGTGCTGATGAAGTGCTTGAGCAGATGTGGCGCCTGGCAACCTTCGACGCCAACCAGCTTTCTCAGTATCGCCGCGGTAGCTGCCGTTACTGCTGGGGCTTTGGTCACCAGTATCAATGGCGTGATGCTGTTGAGTTTGATGAGGCTGGAGAAGAAGCCAAAGCCAAGAAAAGAGCCGCCCCGCGAGATAATGGCGGCTACGGCTATAACCATACGCGTGATCCTAATCCTGAGTGCCCGCGCTGCAATGGCGAGGGAATTGGTCGGGTTGTTATACAGAGCACCGATAAATTAGAGGGTACGGCCGCACTGGCTTATTCCGGCGTGAAGGTTGGTAAGACCGGTATAGAAATAACCTCAATTAGCCGTGAACGGATGTTTGAGGCTGTCGCTAAACGGCTCGGCCTGGCTGATAGCGAGTTCGCCCAGCGTCTGCAGCAGATTGAAATTGAGCGCCGGCAGCTGGAGGTTGAAAAATTACGCAAAGAGCTGGCTGCTGACCCGGAGGATGACGAACCAACGCCAGTTGCAATTAATATCAACGTAGTCGATGCACGAGTGAGGGAAGAGGATGGCGATAGCACCGACGCTTAACATCCCTCAGGCCAAATTCCTTGCGATGCAGTACAAGTTTAAGGCCTACGTCGCCGGCTTCGGTTCTGGCAAGACGTGGGTCGGCTGCGGTGGTATCTGCAAAGGGATGTGGGAACACCCCAAAATCAACCAGGGTTACTTTGCGCCAACGTATCCGCAGATCCGTGACATCTTTTATCCCACTGTTGAGGAGGTGGCCCACGACTGGGGGATGAATGTCAAAATCAACGAGGGAAACAAAGAGGTTCACTTCTACGCCGGGCGCCAGTACCGAGGAACGACGATTTGCCGCTCGATGGAGAAACCGCAAACCATTGTTGGTTTTAAAATCGGTAATGCGCTGATTGATGAGCTGGACGTAATGCCCGCCAAAAAAGCGCAGTTAGCCTGGCGAAAAATCATTGCTCGTATGCGTTACAACGTGGCCGGTCTTCGTAACGGGATCGACGTCACCACGACGCCGGAAGGGTTTAAATTCGTTTATCAGCAGTTCGCAAAGGCTGTACGCGATAAGCCTTCGCTCTCAACGCTGTATGGCCTAGTGCAGGCCTCGACGTTCGACAACGAAAAGAATCTGCCGCCGGACTATATCCCGTCGCTGATGGAGTCATACCCGCCGGAGCTGATCAAGGCTTATCTGCGTGGCCAGTTCACTAACCTGACCAGCGGGACGATTTACCATCAGTTTGACCGTAAGCTGAATAACTGCCGGGAAGAAGAGCAACCCGGTGAGCCGCTGTATATCGGTATGGATTTCAACGTCGGGAAGATGGCCGGGATTGTTCATGTGTTACGTCTGGGGCTTCCGTTTGCGGTGAATGAAATTGTGAAGGCTTACGACACCCCTGACATGATCCGCATCATCAAAGAACGGTTCTGGCTGTACGACGGTAACGATTATCGCAAGGTACGGGAAATCTATATTTACCCGGACGCTTCCGGCGATTCCCGCAAATCCAGCAATGCCAGCGCCACGGATATCGCTCAGCTTAAGCAGGCCGGCTTCAATGTGGTTGTTAATGCATCAAACCCGCCAGTGAAAGACCGCATCAACGCGATGAATGCCATGTTCTGCAATGGTAACGGTGAACGTCGCTACAAAGTGAATGTAAAGCGGTGCCCGGTGTACACCGAATCGCTTGAGCAACAAGTTTGGGGCGAAAACGGTGAGCCGGATAAAACGGCGGATAACGATCACCCCAACGATGCCGGTGGGTATTTTATTGTGAAGCAATTCCCGATTATCAAACCGACTGGAAAAGTCACCCAACTGCGGATGTAAAACCATGCCTGATATTTCAACGCCCAACCTCGACTATAACGACATGGTTGAGGCATGGGATATTAATGATGCGCTGATGGGCGGCACGCTGGAAATGCGCCGGCAGGGCAAGAAGTATCTCCCTAAATGGCCGAACGAAGATCCTGAAAGTTATAAGGAGCGTTTGGCTTCGTCAACGTTACTCCCTGCCTATGAAGAGGCTATTAAACAAAACATCGGGCGAGTGTTTGCTGAGCCGACGGTATTGAGTGAGGATTCCCCTGAACAAATACGGGAGCTGTCGCCAGATATTGATATGGAAGGAAACCGGCTCGATGTCTGGGCGCAGCAATTTTTCAGCATCGGATTCCAGTATGGTCTGGTACATGCGCTGGTGGATTTCCCTAAAATTGACCGGGAGGCAGTAAAAACTAAAGCCGACGAAAAAGCCGCGGGATCCCGCCCGTATGCCACGATGTTAAATCCTCGCCAGGTCATCGGCTGGAAATCGAAAGTGGATAAAGGGAAAGTGGTGTTGACCGATCTGCGTATCAGAGAGGTCATCATTATTGATGGCGATGATTACGGGCAAACGAAAGTTGAGCAAATTCGCCATATCATGCCGGGCAAGGTTGAAATTTATCGCCGAAATAAAGGTGATAACGGCGAAAGTCAGTGGCAGATTCACGACGAGTGGGAAACCAGTCGCGATGATATTCCCCTGGTGACGCTTTACACAAAACGCACAGGCTTTATGCGCGGTTCACCGCCACTGCTTAATCTCGCCTTACTGAATATCAAGCACTGGCAGAGTCAGAGTGAACAGGACAACATCCTTCATGTCGCTCGCGTGCCGTTGCTGGTGGCTTACGGTCTGGCTGATGGCGAAACGTTGACGATAGGTTCTTCCTCTGCGACTCGTTTCGATGACCGCCAGCGGCAGGGACTGGAATATGTCGAGCATACCGGGGCTGCGATTGAAGCCGGTAAGATTTCCCTTGAGGATCTGGAAAACCAGATGCGTCAGGCCGGCGCAAAACTGCTGCGCGCGGAAAACACATCGACTAAATCCTTAGACCAGACTCACGAAGAGCGGATGCAGGAGAATTCACCTCTCTACACCATGGCAAGCTCGCTTGAGGATGCGCTCGATAATATCCTGCAGATTATGGCGGAATGGCTGGGCGAGAAAGAAGGCGGCAATGTCGATGTACGCACCGAACTGGATGTTTCAGCCCAGACGTTTGATGCCGCAGCTGCAACAGCTGTTCAGTCGCTCCGCCAGGGTGGTGATATACGTCAGGTCGATGCTGTTCGCGTTTTGCAGGCCCTAAAATTTATCGATCCGGATGCGAAGCCCGAAGAGGTAATCGACGAGCTGCGAAATCAGCAGGTCACGCTGGCCGGCGGACTGAGTAACCCGGGTGGTGCAAATGGCAACGGCGAATGACAAGCTTCAGGATGAATCGATAGCGCATGCGATATGGATAGCGCGGTACAGCACCAGCGTTGCAAACAGGATGATAAAAATCCTGAATGACAGCGATGCGGAACTGACAGCCAGATTGCTGGTAGCGATGGATAGCCTGGATGCTGACAGCTTTACCATGTCGCGACTGGAAGCGCTGCTCGTTAGTGTCAGAGCTCTCAATCGCGAGGCTGTGCAGTCAATGTACGCGGGACTATCTGATGAGCTTCAGCAACTCGCTCAGCACGAAACAGGCTTTCAGCTGAGCCTGTTCCAGTTTGCGATCCCCGATGATGTGCTATCGCTTCACCCGCTGGTGGGCATTTCACCGGATGCCGTTTACGCAACTGCGATGGCACAGCCATTTCAGGGGCGCCTGCTTTCGGAGTGGGCAGATAACCTTGAAGCTGACAGGATGGCAAGAATTTCCAATACAGTGCGGCAGGGTTTTCTCCTGGGCGATACGCATGAGCAAATCGCCAGAAAGGTCCGTGGTCATGCTAACCGTGGTTATCAGGATGGCGCACTGCAGATGAGCCGAACTAATGCCGGCAGTATTGCAAAAACGGCTGTGGGGCATCTTGCTTCTACGGCCAGGAAAAGCTTTGCAGATGCGAACGATGACATTTTGAAGGGTAAGCAGTGGTTATCCACTTTGGATAACCGTACATCAAAAGACTGTCGGATTCGCGACCGCCTCAAGTACACACTGGATAACAAGCCGATCGGCCATAAGGTGCCGTATCTGCAGGGACCCGGGAAAATCCATTTCTGCTGTCGCAGCGTCGAAACCTACATCCTGAAATCGTCTGATGAGCTGGGTATTGCTGTTGGGCAAATATCAGATAGCTCACGTGCCAGCATGGACGGGCAGGTGCCTTCGGATACCGATTATCAGGGCTGGTTCTCGCGCCAGTCGTTCACGCGACAGTCCCAGATCGTTGGCGTAACCCGGGCCCGGCTGATTCGTGATGGCGGCATGTCGCCCGATGACTTCTACAACGACAAGGGCGAATGGCTGACTCTGGAGCAACTTCGTAACCTGGATGCTCAGGCGTTCAGCAACGCCAGACTTTAAAGCTTTTTAAGTCTTCAATCAGGCTGCCTCCGGGCGGCCTTTTTTATTGCCGTGATCCGGATGGTGAGCGGTGCAACGGTCGGATGACCACCGAAAAGGTAACCACATGAAACTGAAAACAGTCGAAGTTAACGGCAAAAGCTATGCAGAAGTCGATTCCAGCGGATTACCCGTCTACATCCACGATGACGGCCAGGAAGTTGGTTTTGATGCTGTGCAGGCCGTTGGGAAAATCTCCTCTCTGAATGGCGAGGCAAAATCTCATCGTGAAGCCAAAGAAGCCGCTGAAGCCGGTCTGGCTAAGTTTGCCAAAATCGGCGATCCGGCAAAGGCGCTCGAAGCGCTGGAGATGATGACTAAAATCGACCAGAAAAAACTGATCGACGCTGGCGCCGTTGATCAGGTTAAAGCGGATATCACCAAATCATTCCAGGCCCAGCTTGATGAAGCTACTCAGCGTGCGACGACCCTTGAAGGCCAGCTTTATCAGGAAATGATCGGCGGCCGGTTCTCTGGCTCGAAATTCATCGCAGATAAAGTGGCAATCCCGGCAGATATGCTTCAGGCGCGGTTCGGTCAGTCCTTCAAAGTTGAGGACGGCAAAGTCGTTGCCTATGACGGCTCCGGCAACAAAATTTATTCCCGCTCGAAGCCGGGCGAACTGGCGGCATTTGATGAGGCGCTGGAGTTCCTGGTGGAGCAGTACCCACAGAAAGACCACATTCTGAAGGCCAGCGGCAACCAGGGAGGCGGCTCTCGCCAGTCTCAGCATTCACTCGGGCAGAAAACGATGAAACGCGATGCGTTTACCAGGTTGAGCCCGACAGATCAGCAATCAACTCTCAAAGACGGTATCACCATCGTCGATTAATTCTTTGCCAGCCGCCGGATGGCTGCTGGTGCCGGAGCTGGATAGCTCAACCAACCCTATATTTTAATCTCCAAGGAATCTATACACATGGCTAATACGCTTACCGGGTTGATCCCGACTATCTTCACGGCTCTGGATACCGTATCTCGCGAACAGGTCGGTTTTATCCCGGCTGTATCGCGTAATGCTAAAGCTGATGCGGCGGCGAAGGACCAGACTGTTACTGCGCCGGTTGCGCCACCGGCAACCACTGTTGATATTACCCCGGGGGCTACTGCGCCAAATGACGGTGACCAGACGATCGGCACCGTTGATGTCAAAATCACCAAATCCAAAATGGCCCCGGTCAAATGGAACGGTGAGGAACAACTGGCACTGGGGCCCGCAGGGACATACAACACCATCCTTGCTGATCAGTTTAAGCAGACTTTTCGCGCGCTGGCTAATGAGATGGATGCAGATCTCGCAGCTCTGTATTTCGCATCCTCCCGTGCTGTTGGTACGGCCGGCACCGCTCCTTTCGGTATTGCAGGCGATTTGTCGGATGCGGCCAATGCGCGCCAGGTTCTCTCTGACAACGGTTCGCCGACAACTGATCTGCAGATGGTTCTCGGTTCTTCGGCTATCGCAAACCTCCGCGGTAAACAGTCTGTTCTGTTCAAAGTAAACGAATCCGGTACTGATGCGCTTCTGCGCGAAGGTATCGTGGGGCGACTGGAAGGATTCAACATCCACGAATCCGCGCATGTTAAGAAACGCGCTGCATCTCCGGCTGCCGGATACCTGGTGAATGGAGCAAAAGCTGAAGGCGATATTCTGATTGCCATTGATACCGGCACAGGTGCTTTTGCAGCGGGTGACATCGTGACGTTTGACGGGGACAGCAATAAATACCTTGTTGCTGCTGCGACGGCCACAGCAATCACCCTGGCTGCTCCTGGCTTACGTCAGGCACTGGCCGACAACACCGCTATTACCGCTGGTGGCGCCTACACCGCAAACATGGCGTTTGATCGCAATGCATTCCTGCTTGCATCCCGAACCCCGGCAATGCCGCAGGGCGGCGATACTGCGGATGATGTGATGAACGTTACTGACCCGGTATCTGGCATCACTTACCAGGTAGCACTGTACCGCCAGTATCGCCAGGTGCGTTACGAAGTCGGTTTGTCCTGGGGCGTAGCGGCAGTTAAGTCGGCGCACTCAGCGTTGTTGCTGGGCTGATAAACAGGGGCTTCGGCCCCTTTTTTTAGTGGAGGGCTAATGGCCGGATTAACAAAAGAGCAGCGCGCCCAACGAGCTGCTGAGCAAACTGCGTTTACGCAGGCGGATAACAACGAACCCGTATCGACCACATCGCAGCTGGTGGCGATGGTTACCGATTTCCCGGCATTCCCGGGTGCGCCCAATACCGCCAACGTTCACCCTGATGAAGTGGAGAACTGGAAGGCGCACGGCTGGAAAGAAATGGAGTGATGCATGATCACTTTCATCACCGTTGAAGACGTCAATTCGATTCTCGGTGCCACCTGGACAGATGAAAGCAAAAAAGCCAAATCTGTGCTGATGGCTAATACCTGGATGAATGGACTTAACCTGAAAATGCCGTGCGATAAGGCAACTCACGAAATCATCATTCCTTACGATGTGAAGCAGGCTGGCGCCTATGCAGCGCTAGCGGCCTCGAATGGTGGCCTTTATCAGCAGAAAACCGATTCTGGTGTGTTGCTGAGTAAGACGGTAGATGCCGATGATGTCAGCGTTTCAAAGACCTTCGCGGAACTCGCTACCAACAGCTCGGCATTGCTTGATTCTGATCTGCAGCTGGCGCTTGCAATGCTAAAGCCCTATGGCGTTAGTCAGTCTCAGGTACGGCTGGTAAGGGGGTGATATGCAAAACACTGATGTGCATTATGCCGGTGACGGGCTCGGCCCTCGCGATGTGTTTGTGAATGGAAACCCGATCAATTATGTCGTTTACGCAAACCCGGCAAAGGGCGTTGTTGAGTTTGCTCCGCTTCCGCTGAGGGTTAAACGCAACGGCGAAATCTATACCAGGAAACTGCGTGGTAACGTCCTGGTCCTTTTTACTGGCGGATATGTTTCTAACAATATCCCGCTTCAGCGTTTTGGTGAAAAAGGCATAGAGGAGGTAGACCGTGGGTATCCGCGACGAACTCCAAACTGAAGTCGCCGCAGCCTTCGATACAGACCTGCAGGATGCCGTTAAGGATTTCACTGGGTCATACACCGTTCGAGGTGCCTGGGACCCGGTGACGGAAACCGGCACTGAAACGCAGGTGACTTACTCGGGGCGTGGAGTGCTGGCGCGTTATAAACTGCGCCGTATCGATGGAGTTAACATTCTGCATGGTGACGTGAAGCTAACCGCCCTGGTCAATGAGGTGACTGACAAGCCGGCAGTCGGGCATATCATCACCGCACCGGATTCTATTATGGGTGAGCTTCAGCGTTACGAGATCATCACCGCTTCTGCCGACTCTGCTGGCGCTGCGTACTCCATTCAACTGCGGAGGGTGTGATATGGCTAAGGGCTGGAACATTGACCCGGCTACATTCGCCGGGCTGGTGGCCGAAGATGTCAAACTACGCCAGCGGACAATCGCCATTCAACTGCTGAATGAAATTGTTCAACGGTCGCCGGTAGGAAACCCGGAGCTGTGGGCTATCAACGCGACCGCGGTTCAATACAACAAAGCTGTTGGGGAATGGAACGAATCTCTTTATGCCGATCCTGCTAACCTGACCAAAACGGGAAGGCTCAGGAAGAAAGTCCGTGTTAATGACAGCATGGATATCAGGCGGCCGGCTGAGTATCGCGCAGGAACCTTCAGGGCATCGCATTTTGTCAGCATCGGCGAACCCGATCACTCCGTCCCGACCGAGCCGGATCCGCGTGGGACAATGACATTTCTTAATGGCAAAAATATCATTGACCAGGCGCCAGCCTACTCGGTGATTTACATTCAGTCGAACCTGCCTTACTCCGTGCCTCTGGAGAATGGTCACTCAACGCAGGCGCCAACAGGCGTCTATGCCGTCTCGTTTAATGGTGTGATTCAGGCCTACAAATGACCCTTACAGAAATCAGAAACGCTGTCATTTCCCGAATGGCGGCACAGACCGCTATTGCCTCTGATGCGGTGGATTATCCCAATGGTCCGGTATTTGACCCCAGCAACCGCGATATCTGGGCCCGCCTCACCAACATTGCAGGACAGGCTGGCGCAACCGAGATCGGGGATGGGCCAGTCGTCCACAGGACGGGCTTACTCATCATTCAGCTGTTTGTTCCGGTTGGCTCCGGGACGTTGCTTATCTCCCGGACGGCCGATCAGCTAACGGAGCTATTCGAGTTCAAGGACGACGGAAAACTTAGTTATTTCGCTGTTTCTGCTGTGCCGGCGGGTGAGACCGATGGCTGGTTACAGCTCAATCTTCAAATTCCTTATCGCGCTCTGTAGCGCACAAAAACAGGAGGCTCCTGTGAGCTCAGGTGCAAAAGTAGTAGCCGCGTTTATTCGCGAGACAACGCCAGGAATCACGCCAACAGCAGGGGCGTGGAACCTGCTGCGCCGTTCTTCATTTGGTCTGAAACCAACGCAGAACACCAACGACAATGACGAAATCGCTGGTGACCGTATGGCGCAGGGTGTTTCACGCGGCACAGTGGATGTCGGCGGCGATGTCGGCACACGGTTTCGCTGGAATCAGCATGATGATTTTCTTGCCAGCTGTTTCGGCGCCGAATGGGTAAATAACGTGCTGACGATGGGTAATGGTCGTATTACGTTCTCCGTGGCGACCTTTGCCAGTGATGTGGGGATCGCCCAGATTGCCCGCGGTTGCCAGGTTGGTACCTTCCAGATGGAAATCCCGGCCGATGGTGATATCACTGCAACCATTACGTTTGCAGGGCTGGACTGGGAGACGAAGGGGGACGATACCAGCTTTTTCACCACGCCAGTGGATTTAGCGGGGGCGCTGCGTTACTCCTTCAAAGAGGTCACAAACATCCGGCTAAATGGTGTTGATGGCGGGACAGGCTTCTGCGTCGACACCTTCAACATCCAGTTCAACAACAATATGCAGACCCAGCGCTGCATCGGTACCGGCTCGGCGTTCGCCGGCGCAAACATTCCGACAACCTTTACCCCGTCAGGTCAAATCACACTGTCATGGTCAAAGGCTGCCTGGGAGGTTTACAAAAAAACGTTCACCGGCGAAACGGTGCCGTTTAGCTTCACGCTGGAGAATGCTGAAGGCGCCTATACCTTCGATTTCCCGGAAGTGCAGATCTCCGGCGACTGGCCGGATGCGGGGAGCACTGACATTGTTCAGGTTCAGCTGGATATCACCGCGGCCAATACTCCGCCAACTATCACCCGCGTTCCCAAAGTGCCGGCGACGGCGATCAGTGTTGCGCCAGCCACTTCAACTGGAGCAGTGGGATCTACTGTGACGTTAACCGCCACGCTTACGCCAGTTGATTCAACTGATGCCGTCCAGTGGACGTCATCGGATCCGACTATCGCCAGCGTGGTTTCTACCGGGCAGAAAACAGCGAAAGTCACGCGTAACGCAGCCGGTACGGCAACCATCACCGGTAAGGCCCGCACCTTTACGGCAACGTCTGAAATCATCGTTACCGCGCCTTAATTTACCTGACCCGTTCCGCTGAGCATCGCGGTTCGGGCTTTTTTGGGAGTCTTTATGCTGATTATTTCTTCTCAAATTGATTTGAACGGAGAACGCTGGTTTTTCCCTTACAAAAAGCCGGCAGGCAGTAAAAAGAAATTCACGCCGGAAGACGAGGCGCTATTTAAACTCCGTCTGCTGGTGGCCAGTAGTGAGAATCCACAATACCGCTCACGCAATGCGCTGGTGCGGCGCCATATCGACAAAATGGACGCGAGCTACCAGGTCGGTACGGATGCTTTCGATCTCGCCAGTGTGGGAGAGATTGACTCGGTTGATGATCTTCTCATCGACAACTGCGCGCGCTTTCTTCTGAAAGACTGGGAAGGCGTGGGGGAGCTGGTGGATGGTACGGAGACGGCCGTAGCGTATACACCGGAGCGTGGTGTTGCGTTACTGAAACAAAACCCCTCTCTGTACTGGCTTATTCTGGCTGAGGCGGCGTCCATTGCTCAGGGTAAGGAGCAGCAGACTCAGGAAACCGTAAAAAAGCCATAGAGGCCCAAAAGTGGCTAAAGGAATTCGCCGGCGAACAGGGTGACAAAGCAAAGTGGCGCAGGGAGAAACTAAATCTCCCTCCCATTCCAGAGCCTGAAATCGATGCGGTCACTGGGGAGATCCTCAACGCTTACGCCATGATATCGCGCGGCAGGAAGTATGCCGGCATGGCCGGAGTGCCGCTCCCTCTATCCCTGAATGATATTGAGCTTTACCTGGCATCGCGCACTATCCTGATCGACCGCATTGAGTTTGACGCAGCAATACTGGCCCTCGATGATGCCTGGAGAGTTGAGTGGGCTGAAGAGCAGAAGAAACATATCAAAACGAGATAAACTTCGGCGCAGCCCCGGTTTTTTTATTCCAACAAATATGAAATATTTCGATATTTTGCGATATAATAAAGTATAGTTGAAAAGAATTTTGCATCTCTGCGTGTTCGATTCCGCTAGTCATGGCATCCGTTGACCCTACGCTCACAGCTTTAGCAGTTTATTCTGCGTACAAATTGAGTAGTCGTTTTATCAAATCGAAAAAAGCTAAACGTACGGAAAAGGAAGGTGACTCTATGAATGAAGTAAAAAAAATCCAAACAAGCAATATTTACAAAACAACGTTTTACAATGCATTGTGTGGGGTCATAGGGAACGTCATGTATGATATTGGTAAAGAGATGCCTTCATTAAATAACCCGCCATTCGGCGGGTTTTTGTTTTCTGGACCAAGCTTATTTTCCAAGTAGTGCAGATAATCCTGCAGTCGTCGCAGCTTGCACCACAGTTTTAAGTGCTTCCGTCGATAGTTCGCCGAGAGTCGACTTGGCTTTTTCCTTCTGCTCAACGTCCATGTTCGAAATCGCGATCAGGTCTTCGAGGACGACTACTGCTTCACGATGAAACTTGATGGTCTGAACGCTGAGGATTGCAGAGAGGCCACCATCGTTTTGCATAAAATCAACGCCTTTGCAGGTCGCGCGCATATGATCAAGAAAAGAGTACGGGTCGTCACTTCTCTGTTCTCTGATTGTGAGCAAGCCATGTTCAGCCAGATAAATGATGTTTGCAGAGAGTTTGACATCGTCAATCTGTATTATTTCTGGGTCAAAGCTATTCCATGTGGTGTGAGCTGGGTATGCATCAATACAACAAGATAGTATGTGCTTCTGAAGTTCTCGGTCAAACTTATCCATAACAGTACCTTAATATGAGTTTTATCCTCTAACGTACACTGGTAACGAAGCGACGAACATCCTGATAAACAAACAGGTGGTTTTGCTGCCTACGCGTATCCCTGTTAATCTGTGAGCAAATGTTAATGATGAGGATAGGGATGTGAAAAGGGCTTTGGTGGTCGGGCTTGGTTTAATGGCATTGTTGGGCTGTGATGACAAGTTTCAAATATCAAAACTACTCCCCCCTAAAGACCCACCTTCAATTGCTGAGATGATAGCTACGGGGAAAGAGGAAATAACGTCGGAATGTAAAAAAGGCGATGTTTCCTTTAACTGTGAATTCCTCACTGGCGATTTAACCGGGACGGGAAAGTGGCATCATACCAAGCTGTACCTGCATAACAACGGGATGGTAGATATGATTATTGACGGCAAGGCTTACTATCAAAGCGATATCAGCAGTAACACCTTTGCGGGTCAGGAGACAACTACCTTCACAATGAAAGGCGTTGGTGGCGACAATGGTGAAGTAAATATCGTTAGATCCAATGAAGGGAAATCCTTAAATTTTGAAGCCTATAACAAAGATGACAAACGGTTTGTTATGGGAGGCGTTAAATTGCAGTAACTCAATCGAGGGATGAAGATAGCCTTCACTGATTATCATTTTTTAAGTATTTCCTAACCCGCTTTATCGGCGGGTTTTTTATTGCCCGGAGATAAGGTAAATGGCAGAACAAGAATCACGGCTAGCGATACGCCTGGACAGCTCCGGGGCAGAGAAGCAGGCTGACAGCCTTACTGTTGCGCTTGATAAGATGACTCAGTCTGGTGATAAGGCTGTAACCAGCATATTCAAAGTGACAAAAGCGACTGACGATGAAAAAGATGCTCTCAATAAATTACGAGCAGCCATTGATCCGGTTGGTGCTGCAATTGATACAGTCGGTCGCCGCTATAGTGAGCTAAAAAAATACTTCGATAAGGGTCTAATTGACGAGGAAGAGTTTCGTTCGCTGTCTAAGATGCTGAATGACACCACTGAGGAACTAAGTGGTGTTGCACAAGCTCAACGAGAAGCAGAGAAGGCCAGCAAACTGGCTGCTGTGCAGCAGGAGGCGCAGGCTGATGCATTCCAGAGAATGCTCGATAAAATCGACCCTCTGGCAGCTGCTCTTCGCAATCTTGAACAACAACAAAGTGAACTGAATACTGCCTTTAAATCGGGCGCAATTAATACTTCCCAATATGATGCATACAGCAAAAAACTTCAGGAGACTCGTCGGGAAGTCACTGGCGAAGCACAAGCCGAGCGCGAGGCTGTAAAAGCACATGATGAGCAGGTAAATGCACTGCGTCGTCTTGAGGCCCAAATAGATCCCGTAGGTGAAGCATTCCGTCGCCTTAACGAGCAGCAGCGCCAGCTGGATACAGCTAAAACATCCGGGATGCTGTCGCCCCTGGCTTACGATCGCCTCAACAGTAAACTTGCAGAATCCCGCGATGCTCTGGAGAAAACCCAGGCGCAATTGGGTAAAACAAGCCAATCTGCAGCTCAGACTGCCAACGCTATGCGCATGATCCCTGCTCAGATGACCGATATCGTTGTCGGTCTTTCTACCGGGCAGTCACCGTTTATGGTTCTTATGCAGCAGGGCGGTCAGCTCAAAGATATGTTTGGCGGCATTGGGCCAGCGATTAAGGGCGTTGGCACATATGTCATGGGTCTGGTTAATCCCTATAGCGTAGCAGCTGCTTCAGTTGGGTTGCTAACTTATGCCGTCTATCAGAACCGACAGGAAATTGATGCTGCGACAAAAATAGCCACAACGTCTCTTGGCGCTAACGGAGATGCTGCAGAACGGCTGGCGCTTAATATGGTTGCCATATCTGACAAGACTGGTCAGGCGATTGATGAAGTCAGTAGTATGTTTATAACGACTAATGACGGTGCGAGCGAAGCAATAAATAAGCTTATCGACGTTGGTTTTAGTTATGACGAGGCAAGGACAAAGGTAGCCCAATACAAGGACTCTGCTAATTTCACCGCCTTGAATGCTGATATTGATAAGCATCGACGGGAGATCCTGAAAATAGGTGATTCGTGGACAGCTGCAGCTATTGAGGTCAAAAATTATTACACAGCAGCGGATAAGGGTAGGCAAAACGTAGCGCTTGGTGGCGCAATTGACCCTACGATGAGGTTTATCGGCCAGGCATTAGATCTGCAAACCACGATGAACACACTTACCATTGAAGGTAATAAGGCGGTAAAAAATTCCGTTGACTGGATTAATAAGGAGTATCTGGCGGCAGACAGGGTTGCCGGTGCAGAAGCTCGGTTAAAGGAGGCAAGAGCACAGTCCAGAAAAATTGCTTTCTCAGGAAATAAAGAAGCAATCGAACAGGCCAATGCGCTAATTGCTGTAAGAGAAAAGGAACTTGAGCAGGCCAAAAAAGCTGGGCAGCCTAAGACCCACAAAGAAAAAGCCTATACCGAGGACGCAGCAACCCGGCTGCTTGATCAGATAAACCAGCAGACTGCTGCCATGCAGTCCCAGCTGGATGCCAGTGACAAACTTAATAGCGCGACACAGGCTCGTATCAAGTTCGAGCAGCAGATTGCTGACCTCAAATCTAAAACGCAGCTCACCGCTGACCAGAAGTCGATCCTTTCCCGTTCAGATGAAATCCTCCAGGCATATAAGCAGCAGGAGGCACTACAAAATTCCGTAAAAACCCTGGACGATTACCGGAAGATGCAGGAACAGGTAAAGACGAAGGATGAGCGGACCAACGATCTGCTTAAAACCCGTCTTGAACTGCTGGAGAAAGCCAAAGCAACCGGGCAACTAAAACCCGGTGAATATGAAAAAACGCGGGCAGATATTTATCAAAACACCGATATGCAACTGCCCTCGATGGTTCGTAATGTTGTAGGAAACCTGACACCCACAGGAGGGCGACTCTCTGGAACTTTTGAGGGGATGCAGGGGCAAATCAACGAATATGACCAGGCTCAGCAAGAGCTCCAGCGCTGGCTGGCAGCTCAGGAGGAAGCTTATGCGAAGGCCGGTGAAATAACTGCCGAGGGTGAGGCCAGAATGACCTCTATTCGTCAACGTGCGGCGGATGCAAATCAGGTCATAGAGGCTCAGAAAAACACCATCATATCTGCGGCCACGCAGTCCTTGTTTGATAGCACCGCTGAAATCATGCGAACGGGGTTTGGTGAGCAATCGGCAATCTACAAGGTCGCTTTTGCTGCGAGCAAGGCATTCGCTATCGCGGACTCAATGGTGAAAATCCAGCAGGCTATAGCAAGCGGTGCAGTTAGCGCGCCTTATCCGGCCAACATCATCGCTATGGCCTCAATCGCTGCGCAGACTGCCAGTATCGTCTCAAATATCCAGGCTGTTTCAGGTGTTGGCTTCGCCTCCGGCGGTTACACAGGCCCCGGTGGTAAGTATCAGCCAGCGGGTATTGTTCACAAAGGAGAGTACGTCTTCGACCAGGCATCAACGAACCGGATCGGCGTGTCTCAGCTTGAGGCACTTCGAAATGGCCAACCGCTTGATGCAACTCTGGGGCGTACAGGGTTTGGTACTGGTGTTCAGAACGTTAACAGCGATAACCGTAGGCAAACAACTGTACACGCGCCGATTAATCAGGAGTTTCATCTCCAGGGTATTACTCCGGAGCAGTTGAGCGCTACACTCAATCAGAATAATCGACAGCTTTCTAGGCAGTTAAAAGGTGAACTCACAAAGGAGGTTACCATGCCACAAGGGGCTTTTGGCAACGCTCTAAAAGGAAACTATACACGACACGGCCCTAGGTAAGCTAAACTGCATTAGCTGAGACTTGATTAGGTAGGTAAGTCTAACAATCTGAGTAGGTACAAGAAAACACAAGGATCTTATTAATGGAAGCGTTGTTAACATTTACATTTAAAGACTTCATAGCTTTTATGATTCCTCTTTTTATTGGCGGACTTATCTTCAATAGGAGACGTAAACGTAAGGAGGTCCGAGTGAAGTTTTCATTTCTTTGGCTTGTTTTGATAGTCGGTGGAATTCTTGAAATATGCGATGATATCTACACAACTTATTCCTATAGGCATAATCACTTATATAATAATGATACGCTTACAACCGTGTTTAACTATGATTTTGCAAAAATTGTTTTTTGTGGGGTTTTGATCTTTGTTTCTATTGCACTTCTTCTTCAGGAGTTGCTTTTAAACAAGCAGTCACATTGACGTATATTGCCTGTCGGCGCATCGCCATTTTTTATTTTGATATGGGGCTGTGCCGAAACAATGTAAGCTCATATTAAAGTCAATAAAATTAATATATTGATAATGCTGTTTTTTGATTTCTTATAGCTCTTGAGGTGAGTTGATAAATATATCGCCTTGTGTGTTTGTTTCGATTTAATAAGGTTTTTATCTTCGTTAATTTTAACCAAAAAATCAGAGATTTCTTCGATTCCATAGTGCTTTATTCTGAAATGAATACCCTCCTGAGGTTAATGGTGAAATTTTATTCGAGATACTTTACCGGGAGACTGCATGACTGATATCTACTACCCACATGACAGCCTCCCTATGCCATTACAGGAAGGATACGGATTTCAGCCTGTGAGCCCGTTAAAACGAACCCAGTTAACCACCGGTCGCGTGAGGCAAAGGCGAGCTTTTACGTCCACGCCGACGCAGGCCAGCATCACCTGGTTTATGGAAACCGATGCGCAGGGCCTGGCGTTTGAGTCCTGGTTCCGTGATGCGTTATCTGACGGGGCTGCATGGTTCATGATGAAACTGCAGACGCCAGCAGGCATTAAGTTTTACAAATGCCGCTTCACAGACATTTATCAAGGCCCGGAACTGGTGGCCCCGATCTACTGGAAGTACAGCGCAACGCTGGAATTATGGGAGCGCCCCCTTGCTCCTGCCCCATGGGGTAATTACCCAGAATGGATCGTCGGCAGCTCACTGCTGGATATTGCGCTGAATAAGGAGTGGCCGAAGCATGACGCAGATTAAACGCCTCTACGCCAGCAGCGGACCGGAGGTGATCATTGAAACACTGCAGATCACCATTGGCTCTGACGTCCATTATCTGTGCCAGGGTTACGAGAGCGTCACGGCAACGACGGAGAACGGAGATACCGTAACGTTTACCGCCTGTGCGATAGACATTGCGCTGCCGGCGCGTAATGCGGACGGCACGCAGGACCTCAAATTCGCCCTGTGCAATATCGACGGCGTTGTGTCCACGGCGATCCGCTATGCCCTGGCTAACAAATTGCCTGCATGGCTGACGTACCGGAGTTATATCTCCACGGATTTAGCAGCCCCTGCGGCAGTGCCGTATACGCTGAAAATCAAGTCGGGCTCCTGGACGGCGACAGAGGTGCAGATCACCGCGGGCTATATGAATATTCTTGATACAGCCTGGCCACGTAACCGCTACACACTTAATAATTTTCCCGCTCTGCGTTACATGAGTTGAGGTTTCTCCATGTTTAATCCTGATAAATACCGTTCAGTCACTTGGCTGAAGGGCGGGCGCGTATATCCGCAGCTCGACTGCTTCGGCATTGTGAACGAGATACGCCGGGATTTGGGCTTGCCTCTCTGGCCTGATTTTGCCGGGGTCACCAAAGACGACGGCGGCCTCGACCGGGAAGCACACCGGATGATGCTTACCCTTGATCGCTGCGAACCCTGTGAAGGGGCTGGCGTGGCCTGTTATTCCGGGTCGACTGTCACCCATGTAGGGATCGTGGTCAGTATCGATGGTCTGTTGCATGTGGCGGAATGCAACCCAGGCATGAACGTCACCTTTCTGCCCTTGCCGCGGTTTAAGCGCCGATTTGTCAAAGTGGAGTTCTGGCGATGACCATTCGTTTTTACCCGTCCAGGCTTCCCGGTGAACCACTCGAAACGCATGAGCATGGTGTAACCAGTATTCGCAAGTGGCTGGTGGCAAATGTTGAAGGTTACGAGGATCGGGATGTTCCACCGCTGACCGTTGAAGTTGAGGGGCAGTCAATTCCGCCAGGCGACTGGGCCACCTGCGTGATCCGCCCTGATAGTGATGTCAGGCTTTATCCGGTTCCCTTCGGGCTGGAGGCCGCCACAATCGCGTGGATCGGCGTCGGTATCTCCGTTGCCGCTGCAGCCTATTCGCTGTTTATGATGAGCAACATCGATACGGGAGGCTATACCTCATCCACAGGGCGCAGTCTCGACCTTAATCCCGCGAAAGCAAACAGTGCGAGGTTAGGTGACGCCATTCGTGAGGTGTTTGGCCGGGTGCGTATCTACCCGGATTATGTGGTCCAGCCGGTTACCCGGTTTGATGCCGCCGATCCTACGAAAATGCGCGTCCAGATGCTGCTGTGTCTCGGTGTCGGTGATCTGATTTATACCAATGGCGATATCCGGGTTGGCAGTACGCCAGCTTCAACGCTACCGGGATTCAGCAGCACCCATTACCCGCCAGGCGCGGACGTTTCCGGTGATGAGCGCAGCGAAAACTGGGTCAACTCCACCGAAGTGGGCGGGACGTCATCCGGCACCGGGCTGGATATGGCCCAGACGTCGCCGGACGCAGACGACATTATCGCAGACAGCATGACCGTCTCCGGATCGAGCGTGACGTTTACCGGGCTGGATACGGATGATGATGACGATAATGACGAGAACGAAAACGCGCTACCGCCCAGCTGGGTCACTGGCGCCGTGGTCGAACTGAAAGCCCCGGCGAACTACCAGATCACTACGGCGGCTGGATACAGCGTTATCGCAAGCCCGCTGCTGACGGAGATCGCGCCGGTAGTAGGTATGCCGGTAACGTTGGGGTTTAACTCAGTCGATTACGATCTGTTTATCGCGTCATATACCCCCGGTCAGGCTGCAGTGCCCGGCACCGGGGGGAGTGCGGCAAAAGTCCAGGCCAGTGCGGCCCCGACCACCTACGATTTTTCGACCAGCTCCAGCACGTTCACGATCACCTGGCAGGGGGTTACCTACCCGGTGTCGCTGGTGGCTAACTATGTCTCGATGTCGGGACTGCTGGCGGCCATCACCGAGGGACTCACTGGCTCCGGCCTGGTTGCACAGGACAACGGCGGCACCGTACTGATAACCGAGTCGGCCAGTCCGTTCGCGGGTGGGGCGATCACGTCCTCTTCGCTGCCTGCAGCTGTTTTCGGTGATGCTCCGGTTTACACCTCCGGCACGGCATCAACCGGCGGCAGCCCGGCGGTAACGGCGAATGTGACGCTTGCCTATAACAGCGCCACGGGAACAGCCTTTTCCGGCATGCCGGAGGGGGTGCAACGGCTTTCACTTGCTCACCGCGGGAATGAGTACCGCATTGCCTCGACCGACGGCACAACGGCGACGGTGGCGCGCCTGGTTAATGGTGCCGTTGATGAGTCATGGCCGGGATTCACCGCCCGGACGATGATCGACTATGAGGCCACTGGTCTTAACGACACGCTGAGCTGGCTGGGACCGTTCCTGGTTTGCCCTGAGAATGAAGTGGTGGATGCATTCGAGGTGAATTTCTCCTTCCCGAACGGCATCTGTGGCTTTGACAGTAAGGGCAAAAAACGGATCCGCCACGTGGAGTGGGAGATACAGTATCGCGTCTACGGTTCCGGATCGGGGTGGGTGAGTCACCAGGGCGAGTATGCGCTTAAAAACGTCAACGGGCTGGGATTCACTGAGCGGATCACCCTCAGCTCACCAGGGCTGGTAGAGGTTCGCTGCCGTCGGCGCAATGAGCAGGGCTCAAACAACGCGCGAGACAGTATGTACTGGCAGGCGCTGCGCGGGCGACTGCTGACGCGCCCTTCATCCTATCCCGGCGTGTCGCTGATGGCGGTGACCGTTGAGACGGGCGGGAAGCTGGCGGCGCAGTCAGACCGTCGCGTTAACGTTGTGGCCACGCGCGCCTATGACTCAGGAACGGCCAGAACCATTTCGGGGGCGCTGCTGCATGTTGGGAACTCGCTGGGGCTGGAGATGGATGCCGACACCATCAACGCGCTGGAGTCTGCGTACTGGACGCCACGGGGAGAGTATTTCGATTTCGCTACCGGCGACAGTATCTCAGCGCTGGAAATGCTGCAGAAGATAGCCAATGCTGGCAAGTCCCGCTTCCTGTTAAGCGATGGCCTGGCGACGGTCAACCGTGAGGGGATTAAGCCATGGACCGGTGTGATCACTCCGCATGAGATGGTGGAGGAGCTGCAGAGCGGATTTACCGTGCCCTCAGATGATGATTTTGATGGTGTCGACGTGACGTACATCAACGGGACTACCTGGGCAGAGGAGACCGTTAAATGCCGGACGCCTGATAATCCCACGCCGGTGAAAATCGAGAACTACAAACTCGATGGGGTACTGAATCAGGATCACGCCTACCAAATCGGGATGCGCCGCCTGATGAAATACCTGCAGCAGCGGGTGACGTTCCAGACCACTACCGAGCTGGACGCGCTGTGCTACAACACGGGCGATCGCATTGTGCTCACGGATGATATTCCGGGTAACAACACGATTTCCTGTCTGGTGGAGGCGATGACAACGGCTGGTGGCGTGACAACGTTCACCGTTACGGAGCCGCTGGACTGGTTTTTTGAAAACCCCCGAGCGCTGATCCGCTATCAGGATGGCTCTGCATCCGGGCTGATGGTGGCGAGCAGGGTGGGTGATTTTCAGCTGTCAGTCCCGCACCTGAGCGAGTTTGATGATCCCATGCGGGTTGACCTGTCGTCGGCAACCATCGAGCCGATACGCCTGGTGTTCTGCGGCTCAACGCGCCACGTCTACGACGCCATTGTAGAGGAGATCGCCCCGCAGTCTGACGGAACCTGTCAGGTCACCGCTAAAGAATACCACGAATCGTTCTATGCCTACGACGACGCCACATACCCCGGCGACGCTACTTAAGACTTTACATGACCTATTACCATCCATAGACCCGCTTTAGCGGGTTTTTTCATTTCTGGAGCATGACATATGGCCTATATCGAGAACATTGGCTCCTCTTCGCCTGCAATATTACTGTTGAACGCCAAGAATCTTGATGTGGCAGTCAATAGTATTACGGAAGCTATCTGGAAAGATCGTTTCGGAAAAGAAAGAAAAACATGGCACGGAATTGAATCTGACTTTGCCAACCAGATTGCATCACAGCGGGATCAGTTTGCCACGCAAATAACTGCTCAGAAAAACCAGTTTGAAGGCCAGATTTCAGAACAGCATGATCAATTCACGGCACAAATCACGGGGCAAAGAGATGAATTCAACGACATGCTCGCAGCCTCAGGCTATTCGTGGCTGCAAGATTATGTTGACGGGCCAGTTACATTTACAAATCGCAGTCAGGTCACAGTTTATAATGGCGTGGCATATCGCCTTGCTGCAAGTGCGCCTATTGGATTTACGACTACAGGCACTGATGCAACGAGCTGGGAAAATGATTCTCAGTATCTTGTTGCTATTGGTGACAATGATATCCGTCAGCAAATCCAGTACCAGTTAGGACAATGGCTTCCTGATGCTGTTTCTCTTTTTAATGTGACCGCTGATTATACCGCAATAAGGGTCAGAGGGTTTTATTTCGCCTATGATGGTGGTGCAGGTATATGGATTAAAACAGGTAATACAGATCTATCGAAGGCAGGAAGTCATGTAGTTGATGAGGCGAAGATTTATAACGCAAATGGTGTAGAGTATGTGCTGGATGTGAGTTATGGCGAAATTAGCGTCCTGAGTAATGGCGCTAAGTCGTATTCATTTGCAAAACTTCTAGACCAAACAACCGACAACTTTGTATGTCTTGGTCAAGTGATAAATGGAATTGAATCACATTTAACTCTTGGAATATCTACTGCTAATGACCGTAAAACATATGATGGTGGGGCTCGCCTCGATATTATAGTGCCAACAAACGACTATAGAATTGGTAAAAAATATGCCAAGCTCTATACTGGTGTTGATTATTATTTGAATAAATCCAGGATCTTTATTCAGGCTGGAGCTTCGTATAAATACTCGGTTACAGGTAAACGCCTTAACGGTTTCCAACATGGCGTGGATGAGATTACAGAAAAATGGGAGGCTGTAAACAAAGGTATTTATTGGGGTTCAGTTAGCCTTCAGAACGTTAACATTTACGGTGGAACCATTTCTGGAGACCATGATATTCGCTCTTTACGCGATTCATGTTCTGCTGGGGTAGGGATTCTGGTTTTAAACCCGGAAGGGTTTTCTACGCATGGTACCGTAGTTCGTGAGGATTGCTTGTGGGCCGTTGTTGAAACAACGGCAGAAGTTGAGGCGACCGAGTTTAATAAAAATGGCCACGCTTTTGACAATAATGAAATCGATTATGAATATATTGTTCCTGCATGGGTTAATGCGGGTATCACTACCCGTTTTGGCAACTTTAACCGCACCACCCACTACAACAGTAAATTTATGGGCGGTCGCCGGGGTACGTACCGCAATGGTTGTGACTGGTCAGCTCTGTACAACTGTGAAGTAACCAACCGTCTGGCATGGCGGAATGCGGCCAACGTGTCCGGTGATATACCCGAATATATCGCCGTGTGTACTGGTACTGTTCTGAATGTCTCTGGTGGTTACTGGGGGCCGGCAGCAGCAAAAGATTATAACGCGCGTTACGGGACTGTATACTCAACAGCGCAAAATCATTCATTTTTAGCTGTTTATACTGAATGGACCTACAATTTCTTGACTGTAAGCGCATGGGGATTCAATGGCAAGGCGTCGCGTCTTTCCGGCCTTGAGCTTAAACTTATCAGTCAGTATAAAGATAACTTTACAGAATACTCATCACTGCGCTTTGAGGGTGGGTGTTTCCCGACAACGGATGACGGTGGTAACTCGCTTTACCCGGACGGCTTCTACCATTACGATACGCCGAACGGTGTATCACAATTTGCGTGGGGAACCCCAATCCGAGATCTGGGAGCATTCCGACACGGCGGATTCGATTTTTACTACGGTACATATAACGTATATGTATTTAGTGGTACTGACTGGGATTCAATACGTAACCGCCCGTATGCGAAAGAAATGTTTAACGCAAACGGATTACAAATAAACGCAAAACCAGTCATGTTGCCATGGCAAACCCCCTCAGTTAAGTCACATATTTGCATCTGGTATAAAGACCATTCAGGGAATTTTAATCCGCGTAATATTTACGCCTGGATTACTGCCGCAAGCCAGGACGGCCCGAACACAGATGAAGCGCTATATAAGTCCTTTGCCGAGCATATGTTTGATTTCGGCAATGGGACAAAAATGGCGATGATCCCGAATAAAAGGCTGACGGCATGGGATGGCCTGTACACGTATGCGCGAAATTGTGGGGTTATGGTAGATGTGCCCGCTGATGGTAGCACGCCGATAACGCTTATTGCGGTAGAGGCTTATCAGGGTGGGGTTCCATTGTTTCCAGCTGGCTGCGGAAACTACATCCCGGAAACGAACGGTAATTCCGTGTTAAGTCCGGTCACCAACCCTGTGGGGCTGGACAGCTCTCTGGGCGGTGGTCTGTTCTTCCCTGGTGATATCATCGGGCCGTGGTCGCATGTGCGACGTACGCAGAATGGTTACATCATCTCCCCGACGCTGACCCCTGGATATACACTCGATCGGAAAATGGTGACAGGTGGCTGCACGCTTGAAGCTGCTTTCAAAGTTGCATTCAGCGCGACCGTTGAAACGGTAAATAGTAATGCCACAACAATAATCAGCATACCTGCCGCTTATTTGCCTTACGTTGCTGTGGGAATACCGCTGTATATCACCGGCGGCTCATCAACCGGCGTGACCGGTCAAGTTCGGCTGATTAAACGTCTGCTTAACAGCGACGGCACATCGTCTAACCGTTACCTCGTTCAAGGCAACACCGGGGCGGTGGGTGATACGCTGACTATCGATCAGGCTCAAGTCCCGGCTTATACGTTTTATAACGACCGTAACTTCAATGCTATTACCGCAACCTCGGTCACTATCAGCGGAGTGTCAGTAGCAAACGCCCACAGGTCTACATACTCTTCAGCTATTGGCTATGGCGGCGCATCCGGAGCTAAAGCGCTGGAGTTCTACGTCAATGGTGGAACCGCCTACACGCAAAGGATGGTTGCCACGTCTACGACGGTAATGAGCCTGGAAACCGGCGGGAACCTGTCAGTAAACGGGAATACCTACCCGAATGCTGACGGCACCTATTCGCTTGGCACCCCATCCGGTCGCTGGTCGCAGGTCTTTGCATCGAATAGCGTTATCGGGACGTCAGATGAGACGCATAAAACCCGCCCCCGGGCAGACACCCCGGCGGAAACCGACGCCTATTATGAAATCGGGCAGCTCCCCGGCGTCTGGCAGTGGCTGGAAAAATACATGGTGGAAGGAGATGGCGCCCGCCTGCACTCAGGGCCGACCGTGCAGGCGGCGATTGCCGTGATGGATAAGTACGGTCTGGACTGGCGGGAATATTCCGCATTCTGCTATGACGAGTGGGACGCACAGGATGCGATTATCGAGACCTGGGATGACGAGTGGGAGGTGATACCCGGCACCCCGGCTGAACTGGACGAGGAGGGTAACGTAGTTGTTGAGGCGGTACCGGAAACGCGCACCCTCATCAGAGCGGCCGGGAGCAACGTTATTCAGGAGGCGCGAGAAGCCGGGAACGTCTACGCATTTCGCAAGGAGGAGTTACTTTTCTGGATCAGCAGGGCAACCATTGCAAAACAGCAGGATATCGAAAAACGCTTGGCAGCAATTGAAGCCAGCATGTCATCGTAA